TTATCCACAATTAAAAAAATATTTTAAAAAACTGCAAAAATATACTTTACTTTTTACTAAGGGTATGTTATAATTTTATTAAAGATTTTAGAAAGGAGATAAACCAATGTGGGAAGAGATGAGCTATAATAAATATAAAAGTTCTAATCGGCTTAAAGATGAATACGAGCCAGATGTTGATGAAGATGATATCAATAATCAAACTGTAATAAGTTTATTAAATATAGAATTAGAAACAGAAGAGGAATAAAAGGAGGAAAGTAAATGGATTGTAATAAAGATTTATTTTCAGTTGATGAATTAGTAATGATTTTAAAAAACAATGATATTAAAACTGGACACAATAAACTTTTTAAATATTGGAGAGAAAACGGTTATTTAATTGCAGACGAAGAAAATAAAAATATGCCAACTCCAAGAGCAGTAGAACTTGGATTGTTTAAAGTTAAAGAAAATACTATTGTCCAACAAAATAATGATATTTGTACTCGTAAATGGATTATGGTAACAAAAAATGGTTTGTTTTACTTCTTAGGGCACTTTTCTATTGACGAAATAAAGAGGGAAATTAATGTTTGAGTTACAAAATCAGGTTAAATTATATTCATTGGGCATTGATAGTTTTTTTACTCCAAAAGAAAGAGAATTAAATAAAAAAATTAAAAAATGCGAATTTATTAAATCGGGGAAACCTAAAAGAGATAAATTATCCAAAAGACAGATTTTAACTATCGAGGTCACTGACAATCAGAAAAAAAGATTAAATAAGCTTATAAAATATTATAAAGAACAGTTAGATGAAGAATTTGTTAAAAATCAATCTTTTAATATTGTTCGAGAACTTAATGAAGAAGATTTAACATCAAAAAGATTAATAGCAATGTTTGAATCAACATTAACAAGAGCCATGGGATTAAAAACAAACGATTTAACTACTGACTTTATGGTTATAACAGTCTACCACAGAAAACCAGCAGAAGATGTTATCAAACGTGGGTTTATGTATAATGGTGAAAAATACGTTTTTTATACTGCAAGCGCAGGACAAATTAGGCAAAAGAAATTTGTTGTCATTAAAGAAAATCTTTTGAAAAAATTATCTAATACATTAATGTGTGGATTAAGCTATGATATCATCAATCAAAAAGGCGGAATTAACACAAATAAATTTTTAGCCTATTCGGCTTTAACTACTTCTGCCACGGAAGTATGGGAAGATTTTAATATTGACCAAACAGTCGTTGTTGATGACTTTGAAACTATGGTTAACGGCATGGTTGATTATATCAATATGAATGATTATTCTATTGAGCGAAAAGAAATGTATATTCCAATTAATCATATGGATGGCGCAGGTATTATGATAGGGCAAACAACGAGAATGATTCGTATGCCTTGGGTTAAAGGTCTCATGATTGAAATGCCTTTTGATAAGTTCGTGATAGAAAACAATCTTTCTGGTGATATAATTGATATTTATGGAAAGAAATGGAATATTTTTGACGATGATATTAAATATATTTTAACAAAATCTCAATTTAAACTCAATAAGATGTATAACAGTTGGGATGAATACAAAGAGAATTTTAAGAAATATAATTGTGAAGCTTGTTATTGCAAAATGGAACAAGATAAAATTTATAACTCTAAACTTGGTTATCAAATGATTCAGACTTTAACTGATTGGACAATGAAAGAAGTCGATAAAATTTTAGAGCCAACAATTAAAAATATTAATTCTATTGGTGGGGATTTTAAAACGACCATGAGGATTTTTGGAGTTAATCCAGATTATTCTAATCAGTCATGGATGCAAAAATCTTTATATCTATATCCAGAACTTTTAAGAGAGCCAAACAATAAAGATATCTTGAAATCCTTGAAAGAAAAAGAAGTCAAAGAAGCCAAGTGTGGAAAAATAAACATTAACGGCAAATATACTTTTGTTATTCCAGATGTTTATGCTTTTTGTGAATGGCTATTTAAAGGAATTGCTGTTCCTGATGGGCTTTTACAAAACGGAGAGGTGTCATGCAATTTATTTGAGAATAATAAAAAATTAGATTGTTTACGCTCGCCTCATTTGATGAAGGAACATTCTGTTAGAATTAATGTTAGAAACAAGGAAATTAGTAAATGGTTTGTAACTAAAGGTGTTTATACTTCAACAAAAGATTTAATATCCAAAGTCTTACAATTCGATTAGTTAGTCGCAGTCGAACCTTATGGAAACATAAGGATATAAAATGGTGTGAACCTATAAATATAGGGTGTACAATTTACGTTAAGGAATTGCAGGAAATGGCAATTAAAAATTGTGCTAACAGGGAATAGAGCGGAATCCTGTGGAGCTTAAATGATTAAATGAAAAATATAAAAAGGAGGTGTAAATATGAATGAATTTAGGGAAGTAACACATAATAATTGCAAATGCTATGTAAATAAGTATGGTATTGTTAAAGTTAAAGACAAAGAGGGGAATTTTCAACCAAAAAAGTGGAGATATAATAAGGATGGCTATATCGTAGTTTCTTTGTGTGGGGTTAATTCGGACGGCAAAAAGATATATCGAAGTGTCGGAGTTCACATCTTAGTAGCCAAAGCATGGGTTTTAAATGATGATATTAAAAATAAAAAAGAAGTTAATCACAAAGATTTTAATAGAGCCAACCCTTATTTTGAAAACTTAGAATGGGTTTCCCATAAAGATAATGTTATGTATTCAAGAAAAGCTGGACGATACCCATCTGTTAAAGGAGCATTAAACCCTAATTATAAAAACAATGTTTTACATTTAAAATACAGTCAAGATAAAGAATATGCAAAAATAAAACAAAGTCGAAAAGGCAGTCAAAATGGCAGGGCAAAAAAATGTAAGCTTTATCATAAAGATTTTGGATTTATAAAAGAGTTTTCCTTTTTAAGAGAATCAGTTTTATGGATGATAGAAAATAAACATATTCCTTATGTAAAAAATCTTGAAGGTATTATTCAAAAAATGAAAAAAGATAATTATAAAGGTTATTATTTAAAAATCATTTAATCATTTAATCATTTTAAGCTCTCAATCGACTATCGAAAGGGTATTTATTTACCGTATAGGTAAATAAAGAATAACCGAGTAGAGTAGATAGTAGGTGAAATTCCTACTATCGAAGCGCACCAGACCTAAACAGGAAACTGCATGGTTATGATATAGTCAGTAGTTCATATGTGCGACGGTGATATCCTGCTTGTTGTTGAAGATAAAGATTTTATTAAATTAGCTGAAAAGAACATGAAAAATATAGTTCCACTTTATTATGAGATGAAAAAAGCCGATGCTGCTCCATTAGATTCTGAACATATCAACAATGGTATTATGTTGGCTTATAAAAGTGGAAAAATCGGTATCTATAGTAACAATATAACTAAAATTTGGAACTACAAGAAATTTACTGATGAATATATTGATATTGTCAAATTATTATGTGCTGAATCTAACTTTAGCATAGATTCTGCTAAGACTTTATATATGCCTAAAAGACCAGAATGGTTTAGAAGAAAAATGATTAAATTTCAAAAAGAGAATTTGCCACATTTCTTCATTTACAATAAAGATAAACCAGAAGAAAGGGTTGATATTTTAAATACAAATAACATCATGGGTTATATCGAAGCCAAAATACCAAACAAAAAACTTTCTTTGACTAATAAAATTGGCAAATTTGATTATCATGTTTTAATGAATGACCCTAAATTAATTAACATGGAAGATTTTAAAGAAATAGAAGATTATTTTAAACAGTTGGTTAAAGATGTTACATTAAAATATAAAAATATAAATATAGATATATCAAAAGTAATGATACCACAGGAAATAAAAGAAGTTTTAGAAAACAAATATTCGCAATATAATATTATAAAGCTTGTAGATATACTCTTATTAAGATTTTACAACACAAATGCGAAAACTTGTCTGAAAATTATTTGGGATATTTACGGAGAATATATATATAATAATGTCCAAAAAAATACGGAAAAAATGCCAAAATATAATCCGATTTTAGGTTCGAGAAGTGGAGGATTTTTATACTAAGAATTATAATGATTTCTTGTAAAAATACTATGCACATAAAGGGAAACCCAATGAGGATTAGACGGAGAAAGGATAGAAAAGTAATGGAAAAGGTCTATGTATCAAGAGCGGAAATTATTAATATGGTTGCTCAAAATACAGGAATCTCAAGACAAGAAGTTTCAAGAGTAGTCGAAAGTTATGAATCAGTTTTGTATGATTTAATTATGAATGATTGTACTTTTAGAATGGGCAAATTAGGGTCTTTCCAATTTTATACAATCAAAGAACAGACAAGACGTATTCAAAACTTTCAAACTGGAGATTATGAGCTAAAGAAAATTCCTGCAAAGAGCGGTATTAAATTTGCGGTCAACCCTGTAGTTGAAAAAACTATCAAGCGCAAAACCACAGGCGACCCATATATTGAATAAGAGGAGACAAACGGAATTATGAAGGAAATGTACGAAAAAAAAGTGTCTACAAAAGTAATTGGATATTTAAGTAGAGAAAATGGCGAGTATATTATTACTGTAAGCCAAAAAGATGGTAATGAGAGAAAATTCAATGCTGTCGAGTTATTAGAAAATATGATTGGAACAACTATCATTTTGGCAAACGAAGATTTTGAAACTATCTAATAAGGAGTTTCAAAATGGATAAATTTGAAGAACAAATTCAAGAATTAATTGATAAAGTTGATGGCATTAGTGATAAAACTTGGGAAGAAATTGCGGAAGATTTAGACTTAAACATGTCTGCTGATACAATCAGACGTTCTTTTAATTGTGGCATATTTAGTGGCTATCGAGTAGCTAAACATTATCGTAGTCAAATTTCAAACGGAAGTACTCTTGATTCTATTGAGTTAAATGATTTAAAGAATGAAATTTACAAAGAGCGAGTAAGATTGCAAGATGTAAATAGAGAAAAAAGAAACTATCTAAGAGAACAAGCAAGATTTGAAAATTTGCTTGAAGTCTTAAAAGAAAATATTGTTCAAATTCCTCAAGAAAAAGAGGCTAAGATATCTCAATCTTACAATGACAGGAATAATATTGCGGTTGCTTTATTATCAGATATTCATTACGGCTTACAAGTAGATAATAATGTAAATATGTATTCAACCACTATTGCAAGCAGTCGTTTAAATTTTTGGAGCACCAAAGTTATTGAATATTGTCAATTATATCATGTGCAAACTTTAAATATTGTCTTATGTGGAGATTTAATTTCTGGTTTAATTAAATTATCGGCACGAGTAGCACAAGAAGAAGATGTCGCAGAGCAAATTATGACTATTAGTGAAATTTTATCTCAAGAAATTACTAAAATCAATTCAGAAATTTCTTTTGTAAATATTTATGGTGTTGTTGGCAATCATTCAAGAATGAACGCAAGCAAAGAAGATAATATCGACTCTGAAAATTTTGAAAGATTAATCTTTAGATATATTGAACTGAGGACTGGCTTAAAAGTTATTGATAGTGGACATAGCGATTATCTTGAATTTAATGTTGGTGGAAGTAGTTGTATTGCAACTCATGGGCATAATGATAAATTTGGAAATGTAGTTAATGATTTTTCTAAAGTATTAGGCTACATTCCAGATTATATTTACATGGGGCATACTCACCATTTACAAGTAGAAGAAAATGGACAAACAACGGTAATTGTAAATGGTTCTGTGGTTGGGGCAGATGATTATGCTGTTAAAATCAGAAAGTACACTAAGCCAAGTCAAGTTTTGCATATTATTTCTGGTAATGATGATAACATTATCAATATTAATTTAGTATAGGTTTTTCATTCTCCCTCCTTTGAACTATCCAGAGAAGTCTATTATAGCATAGATTTCTCTGGAATATAATAATTAAAAGAGGATGGAATATAAAAAATAATTAACCATATAAGCCTATAGTAAAACCATATTCTACGAAGTGGATTGCTGAAAAGCTTTTATTATAGCTGTGGTTTTTTGCGGGATAAAGTAGTGGTTACTTACGAGCCTCATAAGCTCGGTTAGGTGAGTTCGATTCTCACTCCCGCAAGGATAGAAAATTCTTAGTAGCGGTTTAAATAAATTAGTGTACAATGGTTTATTTAAATGAGAGTTTTGTATTGGTAGTGTTACGACATTACCATAGTTTTGCCACGATAACTCAATGGGCAGAGTGCCACTCTTGTAAAGTGGACGTTGTGGGTTCGAAGCCTACTCGTGGCTTTTGGTGTCCGATGTTGTGTCGGAAGAAAGAGGACTTTTCATTCGAGTCCTCTTTTGCTATATATAAAGAATAAACGGAATAGAATGGAATGATAAAATATGGTTCAGAAAGAATTAAGATGTCCAAGATGTGGGGAAACACACGTTCTTGGTTTTTTTTATGACAACAAAGCTCCATTTTTAAAAGAAGGCAAAAGTGTATTCTGTATAAAATGTTGTGATGAATTAGCATCCGAAATTATGTCTAAATCCTCAACTTTAGAAAATGGAATTAGAAATTTATGTAATTTTTTTCATTATCCTTTTGATTTGAGGGTATATACAAAAATAGCTCAAGAATCAAATAAAAAGATTAAAAAAAATGTTAATTATTTAAAACAATACGTTGAAATGATTAATAAGATTAACCCCCCTGCTGAAAGATATACTGATTTAGAAAATTCATTACCAGAAATTACTAATTTTGTAACTGGACTCAAAATTGACCCGACAGACATAAAAGCACTAAACGAGCTACAGGAAGATTGGGGAAATCAAGATTCTTTAGAAGATTATTTGTTTTTAGAGAATGAATATGGCAAATATGCTAAAAATGAGAAAGACTTAGCGAACAGTACCATAACGGTTTTGAGATTTCTTTGTTTGGCTTTGTTGGATGTCCATAAGGCACGATTAGCAGGAAAAGACACCTCGAGCGATGAAAAGCGAGTAATGGAATATTACAAAAAACTTAAATTAGATGATTTTAAATTTGACGAAAAAAAAACTGATGTTGAAAAATTAATTGAAGATTGGGCATATACAGAAGAAAACATCGAACCTTTAGATTGGGTTGATGAACATTTGGATGATATTTGTCATTTCAGAAGTGATAACGATGATATTATGCGTTGTATTGGGAATAAAGTTTTAGGCTCAAAAGAATATCCAGATTTGAATGTTGAGGATTTGCAGAAATGACAAATCAAGAAATTCTTCAAGAAATTAAAAGCATTAAATCTTCTCGAAGAAAAGAAGAGAAATTATCTGTAAAAAGACAGCAAGAGATAAAAGATAGAAAGAAAAGATGGATAACCTTTTGGCGCAATAACCCTAATCTTTATATTCATTACAAAATGGGGATATCATCATTCCCATATCAGCATTATTCATATTTTACTATGGGAGACGCTACAAACTATGTAGATGTTTCAACTCGTGGTGTTTCTAAGACTTTTAAAGCCATAGTGTATGCCGCTGCTATGTGTTTACAATTTCCGCATTATAGCGTTGCCGTTATGGCGGTTAGCAGAGGACAAGTTTCCGCTGACTTTGAAACAACATTTAAAAAAGAAATTTGTAATAAAAACTCGTATTTTATGGCATGGTTATTAAACAATGGGTTAATAACATATAAAGAAACTGAAAAGGGCTACATTGCTCAATTTTGGAATGGTTCATCAATTATCTTTCTACCAGCCATTGATTCTTCTCGTGGTGAACACGTTCAAATGTTAATTGTTGAAGAATGTCGATTGATTAAAAAAACTATGGTTGATAGTGTTGGTGTTCCTATGCTAACATTAAGGCAACCACAATACAAAAAGAATAAAACATACTCTAATTATAAAAGTAAATTTGATATAATGAAGCAAGTCTACATTACGTCAAACAGATTTAAAAATGAATGGTTTAACACTTTATATAATAAAACCTTTGTTTCATATTTTAAAGATAAATATAGCAGGCACAGGGTATTTAATTCGGATATTTTCTTGGCGATTAAATATGGTTTAAAAGATGCTAAATGGTTTTATGCTACCAGAAAAAGTTTAGGAACATATGATTTTGCAATGGAAATTTTAAATGAAACTCTTGGCGAAAGTGAAAGCAGTTTCTTTACGTTAGACATGGTAAGAAAAGCTCAAAATAATAGTAAGGTATTCTACCCTCCATTACCACAGGAATTAAGTTCGAGGACGTATCATGGGAAACCAAAAGCAGAAGATGAAATCAGAATTATTGTAGTTGATTTTGCTTTTGCAAATGCCACGACAAAAGAAAAGAACGATAACACTGTTATGATTTGTATGTCTTTAAAATTAGAGAAAAATGGAGAATACCATAGATATGTAGATTATATTCAAACTATGGCTGGCGGCGAGCAAGAGAAAGCTTTAAAAACAATTCGAGAACTGTTTTATGATTATAAAGCAGATTATTGTGTAATGGACTTGTTAAATGGCGGTGAAATTCATTATACCAATTTAACAAGAGAATACGACCATCCTACAAGGGGAAGCTCAACGTGGGATAAAAGCGGTCTAACTGTTTGTAAAAAAATGGAATATAATGTGTTAGCCGAGGCAAAAATAAATGATTTGGCTAATCGAGCTATTGATAGAAGTGCCAGACCAGTAATTATTCCTATGCAAGGTCATAAAGTATTAAATAGTGCCATGTGGAATGATTTATTTATCAAATTAAAAAATGATGAAATCTCTTTACCTTTAGATGATTTGGATTATGAGCAAAGAATGTCGGAGAAAAAAGAGTATTTATTTGCGACTTCCGAAGAAAGAGCAAGATTGAAATATCCATATGTACAAGGAATGTTTTTATTAAATGAGATGATTAACTTATCTCCTGTTTATAATGAGGGTTATGTCAAACTTGTTGAACAAAGACAAGGAACAAAAGATATTGCCGTTGCTTTATCTTATGGTAATTATATTTTAACATTAATCCAAAATAATAAAGAAAAAGGTCAAACTAAAACTGGCTTTGATATAAATGAATGGAGATTGTTTGGATAATAAAAGAAAGGAGATGAGAAATTGGAAGAACAACAACAATTAACTAAGAAGCAAGTTTGGGATGTTTTACAATTTGCAGACGGACTAAATAATTCTTATAGAAATAGTATTGGATTATATACTCCAGATTTATTAAGTAAAAATTTGGAAAGGTTAACAAGCAATCCGATTGGAGCAGACTACGATTCTATTGTTAAAGCTTTAAAAGATACCCCTAATTCTTCTGAATTATTATCTTCCTTTAGTCAATATATGAATTATTTTGACAGAATTTTTAGTCAAACAATCGATTATTTTGCAAATATATTATCTTTTGATTTGCGTTGGGATTGCATTAATGCTTTTGGTACTGATTATTCATCAAAAGAATACAAAGAAGATGAAAATAGAGTTTTTAAATTTTTAGATAATTTTGATTATAAAACTTATTTCAAAGATGTAGTTAAAAACATTTTGATAAACGATGTTGATTATAGGTGGTTTAGAGATAATGGTATCGGGCTAAGTAATAAAAAAGTGCCAAAATATGCACTTCAAATTATGCCTAAAAATTATTGTATGATTACAGGTTATTGTGAATATGGTTTCTTATATGATTTTAATATGAGCTTATTTCTTAACCCAAGCATTGATATTGACTTATTTGCTCCTGTCTTTAAAAAATATTACTTAAATGTTTTTCAAACAGAAAATCAATATAATTATATACCTTCTAATCAATTTGTTAATCGAGATGGAACGTGGGCATATTGGACTCAAACTTCTCCCAATGACGGAGCGTGGGTTTTTAAGTATAATACTAACGATTTTGCTATTACACCACCTTTGGCTAATTTGATGAAAGATACTGTATTAGATAGCGTAGTTCAAAAGTTGCAGAATGATAAAAATTTTGCTTCTGCTTATGGTTTGTTAATTGGTGAAATTAAAATGCTTAAAGACACGAATGAACCTAATGCCACAGCTTTTGAGCCTAATGTTTTAGGTCAGTTATTGTCTTTGGTTCGCGAAGGTATTGGAAATAACATTAAAATTGGTGCAATGCCAGCAGAAAATGTTGATTTTTACCAATTTGAAGATAAGGACACCGAAATGTATACTACTCAAACTAAGAACAGCGCAAGCTTAGGTGCTTCGGCAAGTAGAGTCATTTATAGTACAGATAAAGTATCTGAAGCTGAATTGTTCGCTCAAATTAGTAATGACTATGGTAAAATGAAAAAGTTATACACTCAATTTGAGAATTTTTTGAATTACTTTGTTAACAAAAAATTAAAGAAATATCATTTTAGATTTCATTTCGATGGTTCTAATTATTGGTTCGAACAAAAGAATAGACAAGATAAAGTTATCGCATTGGCAGATAGAGGTATTATTCTTAGCGAATCGGCTTTTGCACAAGCTTTTGGCTATGAACCTCAATCTTTCAGTCGTATGTTAGACGAGGGTAAAAATAGTAACTTTATGTCTAAACTTGGGCAATTAATGTCTATTCATACTGCAAATGCAACAGAAAACCAAGGCAGACCAGAACAGGATGAAGTTAAAACTGAAAGTAGAGATTATGATTGATAGAGGTGAATATCTTTGAACATCACAGCACCTACCAAGTCAGCAGTCCAAGAGCTAATTACTCAATGTTATATTGATAATGCCAGAATTGATAGAATGAAATCTGTTTTGTTGGCTGATTTATCGTATAATGAGACTGCCGATGTGGTTCATAAATATATTGCTCATTATTTTTCAAACGGAATTGGTGACGATTTAAGTGAAAAGTGTTTAGAACGATATAATATTAGTGTTGTATTTGGTGGTATTCCAGTAATGGATAAACAGTACAATACTGTAGAAGAAGTTTTAAACGAACTGCTTGAAATCGTTATTGATTTTCAAAACCAGCTCTCTATGTGTATTAAGATTGCAATGGAGAATATGGACAAACAAATTGCATCTGATTTATTAAGTTTCAATGTGTATTATAATAATATTGTAGACCAATGTATTTTATTGGTTGATAAAATCAAACTATATAAAGACAACCCAAGTTTTGACGCTCACTTAAAAGACCATTTCTTTATCTTGGGAGATAAATAAAATGTTGTTTAGGCAAAAACCAAGAGAGAAAGATAAATACATTAAAGTTGATAGCGACAAAACAATGGAACTTCATAAACAAGGGTTTTTCCCAAAATATTTTTGGGAAGGTTATTATTATTATGAAAAAACTAATGAATTGATAAAATATATTGAAAGGTGGTGAATAAGTAATGGAGAAAATAAAACAATTTTCTGTTGATGATATTTATTTATTCACCGATGATGAAGATGTTGATTTTGCATTAGGTGAAGTTTACTTATTAGCCGAGGGTAATAATAGTCATAAAAACCCTATTTCTCTCGATGTTCTTAAACGTGATGCTCATACTATGTTAGGGAAATTTCTAATTGCTAAATATTCCGATTTTCAAAAGGATGTCACTACTCATACACAAGATCAACAAATTGTAGGCTATTTTCCAAAAGATGGAAAAATTCAGTTTAAAGAAAAAGATGGTAAAACATTTGCGGTGTTTGATGTCTTGATTTCTAAATTATATGCTACCCCTGTATATCAGTTATTTAAAGAGCATAATTTTAGAAATGTTAGTGCTGAATTTAGTTGTATCGAACAGGAAGAGCCAGATGAAAATGGAGATAATCCGATTGAAAAAATTATGTTTCATGGCTGTACAATTCTTGGATTAAATTATACACCGAGTTGTGAGGGTGCAGAGATGAATATTAAAAGATTTTCTGCTGAAAGTGCCGATGATTATTATTCTAAACATAATAATAGTTTGAAATTATTTAGCGAGAGGAGAAAAAAGGAATTGGCTGATAAAAAAACTTATAAAATCAATGAAAAAGAATTGAAAGATACTCCTTGGGGAGAAATTGATAAAACTGATATTAGAGATAAAATTATGAACGCCGAAAACAGAGATGAATTAGTTAAAGTTGTCTACGGTGTTGTCGAAGATGGCTGGCAAGAAGCTCCATCCGAACACTTGAAATATCCCTTAATGCAGTTAGTCGGTGACACCTTTTATTATAACAGAAATGCTTTAAGTTCCGCTTTAACTTATGCTAAACAGAACGATGAGCAAGAAGTTATTGATAAAGTTGAAAAATTATATAAAGATTTTGATTTAGCAGATGAGGGTGGTGAAAAAATGGCAGAAAAGAAATTTGATGAATTAGAGGGCAGAGAGGTTTATGCTGTCGTAATTCGCAAAGTCCAAGAACATTTGGGCAAAGATTATTTTGTCAATAGTATTCAAGACGATAAAGTTGTCGTTACTAACGAAGAAACTAAAGAAAGATTTGATATTCCTGCTGAAATTCACGCAGAAGCAGATGACAAAGAGTTTAAAGTCGAGATTGATTTTGACAAAATGGAGAAATCCGAAGTGCAGAAAATGGGTTTAAATTCTGAGGCAATTATGGCTATGGTTAATGCTGAAACTGTCGAAGCAAGAGAAGAAGCTAAGAAAATGGTTGACAAAACCGACGAGCAGACTGATATCATTATGGAAAAAGTCTGTGCCATGGCTTGCGAGTTAGAAGAGTTGAGAACCTTTAAAACTCAAAAACTCAATGAGGAAAAGAATTTTGCCGTAGATAAAATTATGGCAAATGTTAAAGATGATTTGAGTGTTGAAAAATATGAAGAGTTAATGGAGGAAGGCAAAAACTGTGAATTTGAGAAAATCGCAGAATTTGAATCTAAAGTTAAATCTTTCGCTTATGATGAAAGCAAAAAGAAAACTAAGAAAAAAGAAGATATTATCAGAATGGGTTTTGTTGGAAGTGTAACAAATGAAGCAAAACCAACAAGCAAAGAGGATGTATTTAAAAAATTCTTAAAATAATATAAGGAGGACTTATAACATGGCAAATGGTGTAATTGTTGAAAGCAGAATTTCTGCTACTGATGTAGATGCTTTAAATAGATTTTGTGTAAGTGAAAATGATGTTGCGGGTGGTGCTTTAATCGCGTTAGCTGCTCCGACTAAACAGGGAGATGAGGTATGGACTGCTACCGCTCCTGTTGCTGATACTTTAGGTGGTTTGTGGATTGCTTATAATCCGAGTGAACATTATACCGAGGTAAACGGTAAGATGTTTGCTGGTTTGAGTGCAGACCCGAGAGATTTTGTTAACATTAAAAAACGTACTTTTAGTGCTTTTAAACCTGTAAAGGGCGACCAGATTGTAATTACCGCCGATTGTATTGATGATACTTCTAAAATTGTTGCAGGTGACTTCTTAGAAGCTAAAGCAGGACAGAGTACCTTTACTTGTGTTGCCAAAGCTACTGGCGCAACTGCTGGCTCTACAGCTTTTCAGGTTGAATGGATTGGCGTTTTACCGTTCCCAAAAGTAGGTATTGGCATGGAATATGCTCCTGCGTACAAGATTGTTTGCGTACAGGAATAATTTAAGGAGGAATAGACATAATGTTTGAGACTGTTGCTGTTAAAAAATTTGCAGAAAACTCTCCTGAGTTATATACTGCAATGAATGTATATTGTGAAAACTTTTTAGCTGAAAGGGGCGTAAAAGGTAAGAAATTTGCAGAAACTTCTGTTTCTGATATGAATAAAGCAATCAATAAAATGTTTGCCGAAGAGATTGCCAAAGGTACTGGCATGACTGTAGATGGCGTTATGGGTAGTTATAAAAAATATGCAAACCATACCGTAGTAAGAGAATTTGCTAATTCGATTCGTGATATTTTGCTTGATATGGTTCTGCCCGAAGTATTAACCACTGGTTCTTTACGTTATATTGCAGATTTTCGTTTTGCTGACCTTGGTGATAGTATGTCTTTCGAGTTAGAAAATAACTCTCTGTTTACTGTTACTAAAGCTGGCTACAGATTAAAACACGCCGATTTACAGAAACTTTACAAAACTACCGTTACTTTAGTTCCTGAAAATCATCAGTTGACTGTCGGTACTGATTTGTATGAAATTTTGACTGGTCGTGAGTTTATTGCTGAACAGGTTATGAAAGCCGCAAGAAGTATTGAGTTAGCTTTGTTAACTGACGCTTTCTCTGCTTTTGAAACTACTATGGGTAACTTGACTGGCAATTTGGCTGTTACTAACTATACCGAAAAGGGTTTAATCAAACTTTGTGAGACTGTAGCCGCTTACAATTATGGTGTGAAACCTGTTATTATGGGTACTCCTGTAGCATTGAAATCTGTATTGCCCACCAATAACAATTATAGATATTTGTTAGATGATAATTATGTTAAATTGGGAAGTTTACAGAGTTTTAATGGTTATGACGTTATTCCGATTGAGCAAATTCCCGATGCTTATAACTATGCAAATCCGTATTCTTTAAAATTGGATGACACCAAAATTTACGTTGTCTCTCCTGCTGCACAAAAATTGGTACAGATTGGCTTAGGTGGCGAAACCATGAGTAATACCGATAATATGTATGAAAATGCAAACCTCTTGCAGATGTCCACTTTGCGTAAAGCTTGGGATGTTCAAGTTATTACTAATGCTGTTGCTGGTGTAGTTACCAACTTGCAGTAATTTATATATAAAAATAAGCTATAATGCGCTGTCATTATAGCTTATTTTTCACGATTTAATTTCAAGGATAAAAGGAGTTTTAAAATGGCAGTTCAAAAAAAAGATAATACTGAAGTTATTGAAGAAGTTAAAACCAAGACGAGAGCAAAAAAAGTTGAAGAAAAGCCTAACTACGATGAAATTATTGCTCAATTAATAAGTAAGATTGAAAGTTTAGAGTCTGAATTAAAAGATAAGCCTGTAAAATCTGAGCCTATTTATACTGGTAAGAAAATCAAATGTATCAATTTAATGCATAATATGGTTAATGTTGCAACAGAAGAAGATGGTTTAGGTAAAGTTTATAGTTTCAAAGCCTATGGTGACTCTCAAATGATTAAATTTGACGATTTGGCAAACATTGTCAATAATTATCCTAACACTATGGAGAGTGGTTTGATTTATATTGCAGATAAACAAGCCGTAGAAGAATTAGGGTTAGCAGAGGATTACGCGAAATTATATGATAAAAAGACATTAGATAAAATTATTAGACTTCGCGATAGTTCTGATGTTGATATGTTACTTGGAATTTCCAATAAAGAGCTTTTAGAATCTACTATTCGAGCCATTGCTGAACGTATTAACCAAAATGAATCTTATGATTATAATAGTTTAAACAGAATTAAGGTTGAGTCTGGTTATGATATTGTAAAAATTGCTGAAGATTTATCTAAATTAATTAAGAAATAAAGGAGGAGATTTCGTGGGAACTCCTTTTTCGGCAATTATAGATGAAGCTATGGTAATCATTAATGATTATAAATTAGCTAAAATCTACAAAGAGGATGAAAATTTGTTTACAGAAATTCTCCAATCCTATATGTTGCGAGAATTGCCAAAATTTACTGAATGTTTAAAACCTTTAACATATGATTTAGAATCTCAAACTTTCGATAGTGATTTTGATATTAATGAAATTGCTATTATTGCCGACTGGACACTGATTGCGTGGTATGAAGCACAAGTTAATGATGTTTTGGAATTTAAGGAAACTCTTCAAAATAGAGAGTTTAAAAAATATTCTACAGGGCAAAATTTAAAAGAAAGATATGCAAATTTAAAAATGTTGCGTGGCAGAGTTAAACAAGACGGAACAAATTATCAATTTAAAAATCTTGATTTAATTTCCAAAGGCTTTAAGGGGTGATAGGTAATGCAATCATTATATGCTCCTAAAGTTTGGAAATTGTTGCCTATTTTAGAAAATAGTCAAAATGAGTACAATGCCTATTTGTTTAATTTAATTGTTGAATTATCTGGGGAAGATAAATTGTCAGAAAAAGAAAGTTATGTTTTGAAAAAATTGAAAGGTCTCAAAGAAGTCTCTAAGATGGCAACCTTAAAGGAAAAAAGGGCAATTATTTTAGAATGTTCTTCTTTATTATACAAAGATGAGATTTAGTAAATACAAAAGCTTGTTGCATATGTATAGTGATACCCCAAAAGACGAATACACTTCATTTATACAGGCTATGTTAAATGATAGGTGGGATAATTCAACACAAAATAGCGAATTAATATATAAACAAGAAGATATAGGCAGTGAAATATATAATCCTGTTGATATTAGTGTTGATATGGCTATCGACATGGGAACAGGATTAAAGAAATCAGACGATTTTAAACTATTCGGAAGTAAAAATCTTTCAGATAAAAATGTTTTAGGTTTAATGTTTATATGGAAGGACAATACATGGATTACTATTAATCTTAGAGATTATGCCAATCCATATAATCAAATCGAAGTTCGGCGTTGCAATAATGTTTTAAAATGGATTGATAAAACAAATGGCAAGATTAATTCTTTTCCATGTTGTATTGAATATGACTTATCAAGTCCACAACAATTAAAAGATAAAGATGTTATTACTGCTAATGGACATATTGTAATAATTGTACAAGGAAATGAAACTACTCTAAATTTTGAGAAAAATCAAAGATTTATCTTTAATGGGCAACCTTTTAAATTAACGGCTATTAATAATATTCTGCAAAATGATAATATAACAGAAGATACAACGCTACTATATTACGATTTTTATTTAGATATGATTGAGCCATCAGATGATATTAAAAATAATATTGCCAACAGATTCGAATATAATTATTCAATCAATATTAATTCCAATATTTCTGAATTATTAAAGGGTTCTACAGGTCAATTAGAGGCAGATGTCAAATTGAATGGTAAAAATGTTGACAGAAATATCGTTTGGAGTGTAGAACAAGGCGAAGTTATAATTTCTAACGATGGCGCTTATCAAATTAAAGATAATGCTACTGGCGAAATTGTATTTAAAGTTCATCTTGAGGGTAACGAAGATATTTTTGATGTAATTAAAATTAACATTGTAGATGAAATTCAAGACAGTTATACAATAGTTATTAATCCTGAATTTACAGAATTAAGACAGTATGAAACAAAAGAATTTAATGTTTCTGCTTGCAACAATAATGTTAAGTTAGATGATGAAATTAATATTATTTATTCTGAAAGTAATTTTTACTCTTTAAATAGAGAAGGAAATAATTTTACTATTAAAGGGTTATTACCCAGTGATGAGCCAATTAAATTATCTTTTAGTTATAATGACATTAGAAAAGATATGTTAATTACTATTAAGTCGTTCTTTTAAGGAGAATTAATATGTCACAAAGTAATTATAATACATTTTCAACAATGCCATATATTCCATATAAGATAGTTATGGCTCTCGTTGAAAATAACAATCTCTTTAAACTCTTATATTATCCAACGAAAGATGCGCTATCTCAGCCAAATTTAACTTTAGAACAAAAGGTTAATATGATTTGGAATGGGCAAGATAGAACAGATGATTATACGATTTTTTTAACTAATATTCAGCCTAATTTAGAAACAATTAGCAGACCTGTATTAAAAATATATCGTTATGATACTCTTCCGAAAACATATACAACCGCTGTTATTAGTTATGAGTTTGATATTCTATTCGGTACAAAAATACCCATGGTAGATTACAACGGTGTTCCTTGCAATAGAGGCGATTTAATTGAAATGGAATTAATGAAATCGTTGAACGGACAAGATGTTGCAGGGGTAGGATATTTACAATATAATCATCAATTATCAACATTAGATAGGTCGCGAGTTGGAATAGGGAATAATTCTACTTTTACAGGGTATTATTTCATTATGAGTACAATTTACACAGATGTAGGTCGTGTAGATGGGTGCAATAGCTAAAGATATATCCATAAATGTAGGGTTAGGGATTCCAGTAGAATATAAGGGATTAAAGGTATTTCCGATCAAAGTTAGAGATTTTTTAAAATTTTCAGATTCTTATGGGATTTTAGATATAGATAAATCTTCCATTGGGAATGTCGAAGTTATTAAAATGTCCTATTTGGAATATTTAATATATTTAATTTTAGGTAACAATGAGATTAAACAGAAATTTATAAATATAATAGATTTGTGTTTTGGTATTGCATATGATGAAGAATTTAAGAACAAAACAGATATTCCTCAAGATGAATTACTTATTGAAAATATTGACGAAAATAATTTTAATCTATATATTAATGGTCGTAATATTTGTTTAATGATAAAAAAAAACAAAGCAAGAATTGTTTTAAATAATAAAGAATTGTCTGCTTCAGATTTTGATAATTTAAGAAAGATTATTCTATATCAAAATATCGAGGGTTACGATGATAGACCTATGAGTAATGATTTTAAAAGAATTGTTACAGATTATTTTGCGTTAAAAAATAAGGGAATTAAAAATCCGACTTTGGAATATAAAGTAGGTGTTGTTCTTAGTTCGAGTGGATATACTCATGAAAAAATTATGGATATGCCCTATAGGTTATTTGAAATAACCTTTAATACTATTGTTAGTAAATATGATTATATCGTTAATATGATAGCAGTCACACAAGGTGCTAAAATAGATATTGACCATTGGGTATATAAAAAAGATAAGGATATTTATGATGATATATTTAGTGATGCGAATGAATATGCAAAACAATTTACAAGTATTTAGTAAGGAGGAAAATAAAGTTGGATAAATATATTTTAGCTGGTGTGGGTACAGCGAAAGCTTTTTCGCAATCAAGTGTTTCTCCGCAACTTATTTTTACAACTAATACCATGCAAAATGGTGGTGTAAACATTAACTTGAGTGCAGAGGATGTTCGCGGAGGTTTGAGTAATCCTCTTTTGGGGTAACGATGCGCCCTGCTCATTGAGTAATCAGTGAGTATCTTGTGTTTAATGCTTGGAATCCCTAAAGCCTATATACCTAAACAGTAATTGGAAACGATAAACTGAATGGTTGCGAAAGCAGAAAAAAGTTATAGGATAATCATATGGTTAAATCCTAAGTGATTGTAAATGGGTGTTTAGCAGGGAAAGCCCTAAGTCTTTATGATATGGGATACCCCCAACGACTATCCTCTGACGGAGGAGTAAAGCCACAAGCAAATGGTGGAAGAAAAATACAACATTTATATATCTAATTTCACAACGATTAATGTAGATATATAAATGGACATATAGTCTCAACTTATGCGAAAGTGTAAGCAGCTCTCTTGAAGAGCGCATTTGAAAGTTGCGTTTCAAATGGAAGATTTTGCGTTATTTCCATGATAGTTTACTTGAAATGACTATCACAGATGCTTTATTTAATTTACAATATTTGGCATTAAATGTTGGTGGTAATATTACCATTGGTGGTAGCTCTTTAGTTACCGAAAGTGCAACTACTACCATTGCAAATCAGATTACTATTACTGGTACACCTGTGGCTTTTGGTACTGCTGGTACTGTTGGGTTTTATACTATTGAAGGACAAGAAGATTATAAATCTATTACTTTTGTAGGTAAAACTGCAAACGTATCTAATTTACCGATTGGCTCTAAGGTTTGTGTAACTTATAATTCTAATGATGACGCTATGCAGTTGTTTACTGTTCCGTCAGCTATGATTCCGAGCGAAGTTCATTTAATTGTAACTTATCCGTTATTTGCTGGTGGTATTAGCGCTCAAACAATTAGTACCAGTTCTCAGGTTGGTGAATTAATTATTGACATTCCGAGATTTCAGTTATCTGGGGCTATGTCTTTGGATATGACTGCCTCTGGTGTATCTAATACTCCCCTAAGTGGTCAGGCTTTAGCATATTATACTACCACTAATTGCAATGACATGGGCGCTTATGCTACTGTTAAGATGAAAATTTATGGCAAGAACTGGTCTGAAGATTTGGAGTCTATGGCTGTTGATGGCGCAGAAATTTCTATGAACACTGGCGAGAAATTGACTTTGAAAGTTGTTGGTATTTTCTCTGGTGGTATTACTGGTGTATTGAACAACAGTAACTTAACCTTTACCAGTGGTACACAGGCTACTGCTACTGTGAACAATGTTGGTGAAGTCGAGGCTAAACAGGCTGGCACTACCATTATTGAAATTACCGCTACCGATAAGCCTGATATTAAGGCTTATGCGGAAGTTACCGTAGAATAAAACAAAGAGGGGTTTAAACGCCCCTTTTTTTCAATTTTTGCTTTTAGGGAGCGGTATTATGGACATATTTTGTGAATATTGTATTGTTGCACCTTATAATCAAGATTGCCAATGTACAAAAACTGGCGATTATTGCCCATATGTTTACAGGTGCGAAAAAGAAAAAAGAAATCGTCCGATGTCGCAAATGGCAAATTGCAAATTTAAACAAGAACCTATTAAATTAGGTAAAGGTGAATACAAAGTGCGATTTGAACATAAGGGTAAACTTTATGTTGAGGTTGACAATCAAGTTATTGTGTTCAAAAATCCATTTGATTATATACCTCAAATTGTAAAATTAAGGAAAGTAAATGGAGAATATCGGATAAAAGGAGATTAAAAATGAAAGATTTAAAAGTTAAAGATACAAATATTTTTCATAGCGAAAGATTTGATATTGATATTCAGAGATATTTACCAATCGAGAAAGTTAAATTAATCGTCCAAGAATTATTAGAAGTCGATGATGTAACTGATAGAAAAATTATGCTTGACTGGTATTTATTGTTATTCGCTACAAATGTCGGCGTTGATGAAAATATTAGTATCGAAAAATATAATTATTTCATGCAAATTCTTTTAATTGACGAAGTAGAATATGAATGTAGTAGTTATGGATTGATTTGCGACCTTTTAAGTGAAGCTGAAAGTGTTGAAAATACTATTAAAAAATTGGCGAGAAGTTTAGAAGAATCTACTAATCAAATGGTAAAAAAAATGCCAAGTAAACAAAAGGTAGAAAAAATTATGAATGAGATGTCGAAAAATGGTACAGAAAATAAGCTCAAGAGCTGATAATCAACTCAATGTAATATTGACCGACATACTAAATAATACAACCCAAGAATTATACGATCAATTAATTACTATTATTCAAACTAAAATATACGATTCAGAACCTTTGTGGTATACAAGAACATATCAATTCAGTGATAGTTTTGTTATGGAGAACGCAAAGTTCGTGGGAAATTATGTTGAATCGAACATTTATCAGGACTTATCGGTAATGGTTTGGAATGCAGAGCTATTTCAGCATGGTAATATTTATGAGCCATTAAAAGAGCATGAGTTAGCCGACATTTTAAATAATGGTACAAATAATTCCGCTTTTGGATTTTCACCTGTTGTTGCGACAAAATTTTGGGATGAATTTGAAAAATATGTTAATTTGAATTTGGACAAAATATTTCAAAGAGAAGCAAGAAAATACGGCTTAGATTTACAAGTTGGAATTTCTCACTCTTTTAATTAGGGATAAAGGGAATATAAAAGATGAGATATATTAGTTTAGATGCTTCAACTACAGCTATTGGTTGGAGTATTTTTGATGAAGATAATTTAGTTGCTTATGGAAAAATAAAGCCAGACGACGAGAAAGCTCAATGGCGAGAAAGAATAATTAATCTAATTCCAAAAGTAAATAAATTATTATCAGAATATAAACCAGAAATAGCATATGTGGAAGATGTGCCATTAATTGACAAAAAGAGTAAACTAACTTTGGTTCAATTAGGTGCAGTCCAAGGTATGTTATTAGGTGTTTTATGTTCATTTAATATTGAAACACATTTTATTTACGTTTCGACATGGAGAAAAAATATTGGTTTGCATGATGGAACACGAAAAGGAATGGAAAGAGAAAACCTTAAACCTAATTCTATTAAATTAGCAAACAAATTATTTAATCTTGATCTGAAATGTGTTTATAGTAAGACAGGAAAATATCAAGAAAAAAAATCAGACGATGATATTTCTGATAGCATCTTGATTTTTGCTTCAACCAGAGAAAAACATCGTGTGAAAAAATAATATGGAGGTGCATAACAGTTGGCAGATTATAGTTTAAATCTAAAAGCCAATATTGATACTTCCCAGATTTTAAGACAATTACAAACTATTGAGCAAAAAGGTCTAAAAGTTAATATTGACAAAGGAAGTTTAAGTAGTGTTCAAACTTCTCTTAATAATATTAACAAGAATTTACAATCTACTTACAGAATTTTAGTCCAAATATCTGGAAAAATTTCTGACTTGCCTAAAAATGTAAAGATTGTAGATGCGAGTGCGAATAGTATAAATAAGACATTGAAACGAACCTCTCAAACCGTAGGCGATATTTTTGAAAAAATGTCAAAATTTTATACGGTTAGCCAAATAATTGGATTAGTCACTTCTGCAACTCGTGGATGGTATGAAGCTGTTAGCGATTTAGACGCGGCATTGACTGAATTTAAAAAGGTTTCAGATTTAAGAGGCTCTGGGCTTGATAAATATGTTCAGACGTTATCCGAAATGGGTGAATTGACTGGTAGAACTACTGCTGAAATGGTAGAAGCCGCAGGAAACTTTAAAAAGAGTGGATTTTCCGAAAGTGACGCTGCTATATTAGCCCAGACTGCTTCAGTATTTCAGAACATAGCAGATAGTGAATTAAGTGCTGCCGACGCCGCTCTTGTTATCATAAGTAACCTAAAAGCTTTTAATTTTAATGCACAAGATAGTATACGAGTTATAGATGCTATTAACGAGGTTTCGAATAAGTTTAGTGTTTCAAGCACCGATTTAATGATAGGTCGGAAGTATGGCAACATACAAAGAAAACAATTCTAAACCCAGAAGTTCCTTAGAGCTAATTCGACTACAACATAGGGATGAAATATGCTCAAGTGTGAATGTTTTAAAAATGAATTAGATTGGATAATTGGGCACGAAGTTCCGAATAGGAATGTGTCAAACGACTATCGAAAGCAAATAATAAATGTAACTATTTAATTGTTGACAAATGAAATTTATTATGTTATAATAGTTAAATAGAATAAGCTACAAAGTAGACGAAGTGAGTAGAGTACAGCCATAGCATGGTTGGTTATAAGATGAGATTAGTCTTATGTAATACCATTAAATGGAAACGAATTGCTCCTCTGTTGAGGATGAAGAAATAGTCTAATTTGTATGAAAATACAAAGAGGTGTTATTTTTTTGGAATTAAATGATATTATAAAAGAGTTGAAAGAAAAAGAATGTTTGTTGGTCGAATATATTAACGCAGACTATGTTATAATTAAAAACAAAAATAATTTTAAATTAAAAACAACTTTAAAGAAAATAAAAGAAAACAAAGATTTTAATTTTATTTCAAGAGAAAATCCGTATACAATAGAAAATATAAATGCGTACATGTTAAAATTTAATCCAACTTCACAATTAATGTCTACAACATATATAGCTAATAATAAAAAATTAGAGTGGAAATGTGGTATTTGCGGAGAAAAATATATGAGAACATGGGGAGATATGCAAAGCAATAGAAAGGTATGTCCTAAGTGTTCTAAGGAGATTTCTGTAGATGCCTTAAAGAAAGATTTTGAGAATATTAAAAGAGAATTTAAAGAAAATGGGCTTGAAATTTTAGACACTGAATACATCAATAGTAAACAGAAGTTGAAATGTAAAACAAAAGAAGGATATTTAACTCAAGTTTGTTATAGTAACATACATAGCGGACAAGGTTATTACATCTTTCATAAATCAAACCCTTATACTTTGTATAACATAAACACATATATAAGAAATAATAACATTAAAACAACCTTACTGTCTGACAAATATATCGGTCAATTAGACAAAATGGAATGGAAGTGTCCTATATGTGGAAATTCTTTCATGGCGAGTTGGGCTTCTTTTAAAAATAAGAAAAAAAAGATATTGTGATTACTGCATGAGAGAGATACAAGGTCAAAGACAGTCTAAAGACAAAGAAGTTGTCAAGGAAGAATTTTTAAAACATGGCTTAATTATAGAAAATCTTAACGAATACAAAAATAATATGACAAGATTGTCTGTTGTTGATTTTGACGGATATAAGGGTTATCAAAGTTTGGGAAATTTAGATAGGGAATTTATGAGATTTTCTGTTGTATTTAACAAGAATAATCTTATATACAATATCAATAATTTTTGCAAGATAAGCAATATAAAAACAAAAGCATTGAAAATTAAAGAAGATAAAGTTGTTTTTAAATGTGAATGCGGAAATATATTCTCTACTCATGTACAAGATTTTGTTCATGGTAATAAGAAAGTTTGCGATGAATGTTCAAAAGCCATTTCGTCTTTTGAAATGAAAACACAGAATTGGTTAAGAGAAAATAATATCAATTTTATTCGAGAGCACTCTTTTAAAGGATTTAAGAATAATAATAATAAATATTGTTATTATTTTGATTTTTATTTACCTGATTACAATATATGTATAGAATGTGATGGGCAACAACATTATTCGCCAGTAAATTTTGGAGGAGTTTCCCAAAAAGAAGCTGAAATAAATTTTCAAAAAACCATTAATAATGACAAAATAAAAAACCAATATTGTAAAGACAATAATATAAAATTATTAAGAATTCCTTATTGGGAATTTAATTCCAATAATTATAAAAATATATTAGAAAATTATTTAAAAAATAACACTTAATAGTATCATTAGGTTTAAGTAAAACCGCGGCGGCTATGGGGACTTTAGGTAATAGTTTTGAACAGACTGTTGCATTGATGGCTGGAGCAGGAGAAATTTTACCTAACCAGTCAGGAAAAATTGCTCGCGGACTGAGGACAGTCGGCTTGAACATCAGTTCACTTGCTAACAAAAGTTCAGAGTTAGCATTAGGATACAATAATATAACCGTTGCCCTTAGAGATTCAGAAGGGCAGATGCGCTCAACTTATGATATCCTTGGTGATATAGCCAAATATTGGGGACAAATGTCGGAAGCTCAAAAACAATCATTAGGTCTGACCATCGCTGGAAAAAATCAGTACGAAGTTCTGGCATCAGAACTCCAAAATTTTTCCCAAACTCAAAAAGCATATGAGACTGCGCTACATTCTTCGGGTTCTGCTTTAAAGGAAAATGAGGCTTATGCTGAGTCTTTGGAGTATAAAATCCAAATGTTAAAGAAAGCTTTTCAGGATTTAGCTAATAGCATTGCAAGTTCAGATTTATTAAAGCAAACTATTGACATGGGAACTGCGTTATTGGAGTTTGCAAACACAGATATTGGAGCGGCTATTATTCAATTGGGATTATTCACAACCGCCGTAATAGCTGCCAATAAAGTTATCCCCGCCTTTATGTCGACAACCATGATTAAGAAAACAGGGAGTGCTTTTTCTTATTTCTTTCTTTCGCTAAGCGAAGGTGTTGGAATTATTGGAAAATTAAAGATATCTCTGTCAGCTTTATTCCAAATTATTAAAGCGAATCCGATTGCCGCTGTTATTACGGCAGGAATGGCATTATATAAAGTTTTCGATTATATCGCTGGAGCGGCAGATAGAGCAAGAGAAAAAACGCAAGGATTTAAAGATGAATTAGACGAAATTAATTCTAAAATTCAAGACTTAGAATCTCAAAAATCGTCAGCAGGAACAACCGCCGAAATAGCTAATTTTGATAAGCAAATTGAAAGACAAAAGGAATTAGCCCGACTTAAACAGGAAGATATCAATCAATCATTAAAACAGCAGTATATAGCAGAGGGCTGGACTGAAACTCCAACCGTTAAATATACCGATGAAAGCGGTGTTGAGCAAACCATTGAGGGTTACTCTAAAGCTACACAGATGATTGAGGATTATAAAAAGGCAGTCAAAGATGGTTCTGATAAACAAAATGAATTAAAACAGCAATTAATTGAAACTGCTACCAAATTCGAAGAATACGAAAAGGCTGGAATTGAGCTTACTGATGCTCAAAAGCAATTAATTGCATATGCCGATAAAGTTAGTGGTGTAACTGAAACTATCAAAAATAGAACAACTGCTCTTTCTCTTGTCACTCAACAATTTGCCTCATCGTTAAAGGTTGAGGGTGATGCTTATGTATTTGTCACTGAAGCCGCCAAGGAAGCTGCAAGAGTTCAGAAACAAAACGAATACGATAAAACTGAAGCAACCTTAAAACAAGTCCAAGCTCGTATTGCAGCCTATCAATCCGAAGCAAATGCTCAATTAGCTTTGTCAGGAGCAGGAGGCATTGAAGCATACGGATATTCTAAACGTGATTTGGCTCGTTTAAGAAATCAAATTGCTCAGCAAAAAGCTCAAGGTGTAGACACTTCTCAATTAGAAAAGAAATATGCCGATTATCAAACATATTACTCTACTAAAGATGCTTTACAATTAATTCAAAATCAGATTGACACAATTAATGCTATGGGAGTTTCCACTGGTGGCACAGGAGATTCTATTTCTACTGGCAGTGGTGGTGGCTCTTCTGTAAAAACAGCTCAAGAAAAAGCAGAAGAATCCTTAAAAGCTCAACACGAAGCATATCAGAAAATTATTTCCGATATGGAATATCAATTATATATCGCAGAAAAGAATGGTGCTTCAGACGAAGAACGTATTCAAATGATGCAGAAAATTCAAGAGATGTTATTATCTCAAAGAGCGGTATATGAAAAACAAGGCTTGGCAAGCAACCATGAATATATTCAAGAGCTTAATAAACAATGGTGGTCATATGCCGATGATATAAAAGATATTCAAGATAAGATAACAGAAAATGTAAAAAAAGCTCAAGAGGAACAATTAGAGAATTTGAAAAATTCTTTAGATGCTCAATTAGAGCTTTTAAGATATCTTAAAGATGAGCGTGTTTCTGCTATTGACGAACAAATTGCTCAATTAGAGAAAGAAAAGGATACTTTAAAAGAACGTAACGATGAAATAGCAGATGGTATCGAACTTCAAAGATTAGAAGATGCACTACAAGCCGCTAAACAGAAAAAAGTTCGAATCTGGAAAAGTGGGATTGGATGGACATATGAGCAGGACGTTGAAGCTGTTCGACAAGCTCAAGAAGAATTAGACGAATATAAACGTAATCAGCAACAAGAAGCAGAAGAAAAGCGAATCGATGAGGAAATTGCAAAGCTCGAGGATTATAAACAACAGTGGGAAGATGTTGTTGATAATTACGAAAAGCAACAGAATATTTTATTAAATGAACAAACTATTGGCAAAAATAAAGAATATCAAAATATCCAAGATAGAATTAAAAATCTTGAAGATTTTAAAGATGAATATACGAGAATTATCAACGAAATAAACAATCTACAAATTCGACAGAATTATATGGGTGCTGGAGCTGGGGCTGGATTATCGTCTGGTGGAGGAGGAGCTTCGTCATCTTCTACAGATAATCGTTCTAATCAGAAAAAATATTTAGATAATTTGGTAAGTAGTGGAACAGCAGGACAAAAGAAATGGGCGCAGAGTCAAATTGCTCAAGGTAAATATGCCACTGGTTCATTATCTGTTCCACAATCTGGTTTATCTTTAGTTGGTGAACAAGGTAGAGAATTAAGAGTATTAAATCAGGGCGATGGTATTATCCCTAATAAATTGACCGAAAATCTTATGAATTTAGGACGGTATAGTATTCCGCAATTAGCCAGTATTATGAATACGGTTAATCAGAAAGATAGCAGCAATAATATGAATATTCAAAATCTGACTGTTGCATTACCCAATATTCGTGACAATTCTTCTGTTGAAACTATTCAAAGAGCTTTATTAGATTTACCAAACAAATTAAAGCAAAAAGCATATAGTATTTAAAACTAAAGGGGTGTTTATTGGGGCATCCCTTTATGGTTTTTATAAAAGAAACAAAGTGGGTGATATATTGATTATTCAAGGTACAAATAAACCTATTCTTATTGATTTTGGACAGGATATGAGTTGGCTTAAACAAATTGAAATAGGCTTATATGTAGGTTCAAATGAACTAACCACTTGGGATATTAATTCGGTAAAAATTAGAGAGGGTATTGTTGAATGTCCTCAAACTCAAGAGCAAACAATTAATTATCGCACAGGAAATTGCGTTATACTGGTTAAATGGATTGGTCAAGATGGATATACACAGTTTGCTCAAAAAATTAATGATATTATTGTAGAGTGGGATAATAAGAATATAATGGGTGAGACACAAGATGGATAATGTTTATCAAATTAAACAAATTGAGAATAATAATTATCATAAAGTTAAAACCTATACCGAGGCGGTTATTGAGAAAGGCATTTCTCCCTACATTGGAGAAAACGGAAATTGGTTTGAGTACGATGATGAATTAGGCAAAGCTGTCGATACTGGAATTAAAGCTCGTGGCGATAATGGTAAATCTGCTTATGAAATCGCAGTCGAAGAGGGATTCGAGGGTTCTGTTAAAAGCTGGCTTGTATCTTTAAAGGGAGCAGATGGTATTTCCCCTACAGTAGAAACAGAACAAACGGAAACTGGAGCAACAATTTATATTACTGATAGATTAGGCGTTAAAAGTGCTATAATAAAAAATGGTAAAGATTTCACTTATGATATGTTCACCCCAGAACAATTAAACAGTTTAAAGGGACAAGATGGATATTCTCCTACGGCAGAGGTAAAGCAAACATCTAATGGTGCGAGAATAACCATTACAGACAAAGAACAAACTACTACCGCTGATATTCAAAATGGCAAAACCCCAGTTAAAGGTGTAGACTATTTTACAGATAGTGATATTGAAAGTATTGTAAATCAAACCAAATCTGAAATAACAATTCCTACAAAATTATCTCAATTAGAAGAAGATTCAGAACACAAAACTGTTTCAGACAATGAGATTAATAATTGGAACAATAAGAGTTCATTTAGTGGTTCTTATAATGACTTAACAGATAAGCCGACTATTCCAAATGTTGATAATAAATTGGATAAGCCAGTGAATATGCCATCAGTGGGAAATATTTTAGTTGTAAAACAGGTTAATGATGATGGAACATTTTTGTGTGAGTGGGCCAATAAAGAAAACAAATTTGAATTAATTGAAACTGTTGTTTTAGATAAAGATATGCCTTTTATTGATAAAGCTACAGAACCAAACGGATTACCATATAATTTTTCAGCATTATATTTATATATGGATATTGAGCCTGCTACTAACACATCCTCATTATCAGTTGTTGTAAATAATAATAAGAATTTATGTAATCAGTATGCTATCATTCATGATAAGAAAATATATACTTATGTATATTCAAAGATTGTAAATGGTTATTTAGATACTGTTTATCCAACTAATGTATACACATTTCAAAATGCAGCAACAACGATAAATAAAGCTAATTTTAATCCAGAAACAATTTTTAATGTTGAATCAATTAATAAAATTAGAATTATTGCAGCGAAAGTTAGTGGAGATGGAGAAGCGTACATTCCACAAGGCTCATCAATTCAAATTTGGGGTGTTAGAAAATGAGCGAAAGTCTGTCTAAGAAATTGTCAGATGGTATCGTGGATTGCATAAACACAATATGTAAAAGTTTGCCATTTACAAAAATTTATCGTGCAAAGATTATATCCAATATTAGTGCAGGTATTTATAAGGTATTGTTAAATGGCAAAGAGTATGATTTGCCAGTTTACGGTTCTGGAACATTTTCTGATAATGAGGTTGTAAGAATTGTTGTTCCATTAAATGATTTTAGTGATGCGTTTATATTATCTAAATAAGGGGTGAAATAATGAGAGAACACGCTTATGGCGCAATTCCGTCTCCCAAAGATAGTAGAGATTATAAGGCAAAAGAATATTTAAACATGGGTATGTTACCTGACGAATATTTGCCAGATAAATATGCTCCTGTTATTAATCAATATAATGTAAGCTCTTGCGTTGCTCATGCTTTGTCTACTATGAAATGGTATCAAGAAGAAAGAGAAAAAAAATCAAATAGAGAATTTTCTACTGATTTTATTTACCATAATAGAACAGAAGAAGATTGGCAAGGCAAAGGAATGTATATGAGAGAAGGGTGCAAACATCTTTGCGAAGATGGCGTTGTACTAAAAAAAGATTTGCCGACAAATACAGAATATCCTAATATGGGTATTAAAAATATGGTAAAAGGTTTAAAAGACAAAGCCTTACCGTATAATGGTGCGAAATACATTAGCCTGTCAGATAAAAACGATATCAAAGAGGCGATTTTCCAATATGGTGCGTGTGTATTGTCTATTCATGTGCCAGTAAGTTTTGATGGCTTTTGGTTCAAGAGTGAGAAAGATATGAAATTGCCAATGCCAAAATCCGATGAAGATAAAGCTGGCTATCATGCTATTTGTGCATTTGGCTATACAAAAGATGGAATTTTAATTCAGAATAGTTGGGGCGAAGCTTGGGGAAATAATGGTGTAGCTATTATTCCTTGGAGTTATCCCTTAAATGAGGCGTGGGTTGTTGTGGATAAAATAAAAGATTGGGATATTATTGAATTACAAATCGACAATAAAGAATATACATTTAATGGTGAGGTCAAAGAATCAGATGTTGCTCCGACCATTAAAGACAATAGAACATTAGTTCCATTAAGATTAATTGGAGAAATCTTAGGAGCAGAAGTGGATTATTGGGAGAAAGACAAGAAAATAATTATCAGAAAAGAGAGATAAACATGACGTGGTATCAATTTTTGTGCCTTATAGGCGCACCATCTTTGTTTTCTGGGGCAATATTATTTATTGTAAGAAATTTTATTTCCCATGAGAGAAAGCACAATGAGGAAACAAAAAATAAATTAGCAGAGACGGAAAAGAAAACGGTTGCGACAATGTTAGGAATCCAAGCATTATTGAGAGCACAAATGATTTCAGAATATAATCATTATCACGAAAAAGGATATGCTCCGATTTATGCGAGGGATAATTTTGAAAATTGTTGGACACAATATCATAGTTTAGGGGCAAATGGTGTTATGGATGACATCCATGAAAAATTTATGCTATTACCTATCAATAAGGAGAGATAATTTATGAAAATTAACTGGAAGGTTCGCTTTAATAATCCTTTGTTTTATGTAAGTATTGTATTAAGTATTGTTACACCTATTTTGGCTTATTTCGGTTTAAGTTGGGAACAAATGACATCATGGCAGACTTTAGGAAATCTGTTTGTTGAAGCTATTAAAAATCCTGTAGTGGTTGTTGCAGTTTTGGTGTCTTTATATAACGCTGTTATTGACTTTACCACAAGCGGTGTTTCTGATAGCCAACAAGCATTAACTTATTCCGTACCTAAAAAAGACGAATAATAAGAGGTGTTATAATTGGAAAGTAACTTAGGTTATGTAACCCATAGAAAGAAACTTTTAGATTTTATTATCACAGATTTAAAACAAAGCTTTGGAGATAAATATACTCAATTAACCAAAGATTATTCTATCCAAAATGCTTTAGAGGATTTTTTATATTGTACTAATAATGGCGAATTTGAAATTTTATTAGATGGCAAAGAAATCAGTCCTAAAAGAATTTCCGTATTATCTGTTTCTGAAAATAGTACAGATAGTTGGATTTTTACATTTCCCTTTAATAATAAAGATATTAAATTAACCATTAATTTTAAAATAAAAAACAATGGTTTGATCGCTGATTATGTTATTGAAACAGATGATTCTAATTTAGACAAGAGTATTATTGGTCGAAATATTTCTATCTTTTCTCACGTTGAAAGTAAATTAATTTTTGATAATCAAATCTCTTTTAAATGGAATGATATTAAAAAGGCATATGTGTCTGATGTTGAAATCCCCGAAGTATATGTTGGTGGTTCTTATGTTGTTGAGTTTGACGGTCAAAGATACTCTGACTTACAAATGCTCAAACTTGATGAAGATTCTTATTTTTTAGGTGGGGGCGAAAGTTGGGATAGTGCTTGCCAGAAAATTGAATTGATTGGTTCTAATGGCAAAAAAGATTATTCCGATATTCATTCTGCTATACTGTTGACATCTCCTGATATTTACAGGTATGATGAATTACATTCTCTTAAAGTTTGGGAAGTAAGAGAATTTGTTCATAAAATTGATAGCAAATTTATTCCTCGCGACGATTATACTGATGAAACTATGACTTTTAAAAATATTATTGTTACTGGTGACGGAGTAATCAATCATTTAGTGGTAGATGATAGTTGCACAGTTCCTAATCCAAGTGGAAATAATGATGCTGTTAATAAATTATATTTTGAAGAAAATCAAAATTTAATCAAAGACGACTCTGACCCATATGAGGGAACTTGTTATTATCTCAAGGGATATGATAATGGTTTTAAAATCTATCCTAATGGAGATATAAGAACAAGCGATATTCGCGTTGTAGGAGATATTGCGCTGGCTCGTAAAATAGAGGGTGGACATGAATTTATTTTAACCAATTCTTTAGACGAAAATTCGCCTATTGGAAGTGTGTTAAGTATTGAAACCACAGACAACGGAAATCAAGTTCCAATTCTTTGTTCTGCTAATCCTTATAGAGACGATATGTTGGCAAATAAAGGTTATGTGGATTCTTTACATCCTATTATCCCATTTGAAAATAACGAACAAATTACGACTCAAATTTCTAAAACAGGCATTGTTAAATTATCTTTAACGCAAATTGTTAATGCCATGAGAAAGGGCATTGTACCAAAAGTTGTTATTAAGGAGAGTTATACTATTAGTAGCAGTAATGTAAGTCGTACATCTATTGTCGACTTGACTTCCATGATGTCTAATGCAGATGATAGTAGTATAACAATTACTGGCACTTCTCCAAAATTCAGCATTACATTGATTATGACAGCAAATAGTGATACTCTAACGATTAATCCTATTTCTAATTAAGTATTAAGGGGGTTATCATATGGCTAAAATTCAAGCACCCTGTGGAGTATTCTTAGATGGAAATTCTTTTGGTGTAGACAAAAAAGAACAAATGATAACCTTGATTGGCGGTGGCGGTGGTGGCGGAATTAAATTTGGAGATTTCACTGTCGCCACCATTCAACAATCAAGTAGCAAGACATTTACAGATGCTTCAAAAATATTAAATGTATTTATTTATGATGAAATTAACGGAGATGAAATCGGATGCGATGTTGATGTTGATAATACAAAAGTCACTGTCACTTTAGCAGACAAACCAAAAACTCCATTGAGAGTAATTATTATGTATATATAAGCAAAGGAGTAAGATAATGATTTATTTAGCAAATATAAATTTGAATCAAAATGAATTGCAAAACGCAGTCATTTCGCCTTTAACAACAGCTCCAGCTACTCCTAAACAAGGTCAGATTTATTATGATAAAAATACCAACAAGCTCATGCAATATAATGGTAAAAAATGGCAAACTGTTGGTATGATTGTAGAAGATTCTGATATTAATGGCAATATTAAAGTAGATGGCGTTGAAATGACCGTTTACGCTTTGCCGACTGCTACAGCTACACAGGTTGGCGGTGTCAAAGTTGGCGCAGGTTTAGCGGTTTCTTCTGATGGCACTTTGAGTGCAACTGGTGGTGGTACTGCCGACGCTGTTGAATGGGCAAATATATTAAGTAAACCTGACACTATCGAGGGCTATGGTATTACTGATGCTAAAATTGATGGCAATACTATCACTTTAGGAAACAATACCACAAATATTGTTTCCTCTGTAGATGGTACAAGTGGAGCAATTACGACAAACGCTGTTAAAACCATTATTCAAGACTTGACAGAAAATCAGAAACAACAAGCAAGAACTAATATCGGTGCAGGCACGAGTTCATTTAGTGGTTCTTATAATGATTTGACAGACAAACCGACTATTGATACCGAAATGTCTGATAGTTCTATTAATGCAGTTCAAAACAAAGTTATCAAATCTTATATTGATAAAATTGTTTCTGCCTCTCAGGGTCTTGAATATAAAGGCACAATTAATTCTGTAGATGATATTCCTACAACTTATAAAGTTGGCTGGTTATATGTGATTGGCACAGCAGGAACATATGTTGAACAAAAATGTGAAGTCGGAGATATGATGATTGCTGTTGTTGCTCGTCAGGGTTCGGGTAATGAAAATTCTGATTGGGATATCATTCAGACTAATATTGACGGAGCGATTACTGAAATCGCTGGTATTACTCCAATAGTTGTTGATGGTGAAAATGCAAAGCGTACTATCTCTATGGCTGATAGCGGAGTGACCGCAAAAGCATATGGTGATACCACTGCTCAAACTCCCGCTTTTGGTGCTACATTTAAAGTTCCAAGTTTTACTGTTGATAAATTTGGCAGATTAACCGTTGCAGGGGAACACACAGTTACCATTCCCGATGTTATTGCCAGTGCAAGCGCAAACGGTTTGCTAACAAGTGCAGATTATACTTTATTGCATGGTTTAGATACTGATGTAACAAAATTAAAACAAGATGTTTCTACTTTACAAACTTCTGTAGTTACTAAATATAGTTTAACTTTAACTGCTGGACAGACATCTGCAACGCAGAATATCACCTCTGGTAGTGATATTTTATCCATTGAAGCTTCTAATGCAACAACAGGAGAAACTATAATGGTCGATTCTGCTTTGGTCGGTACTGTATTGACTATTTCTATTGAAGCTGCGACTGATTATGATATCAAAATTATTGTTGCAACTCTTTAATAGAGAGGTGAAATATTAATGAAGAATTTAGGAGAAATTAAAGAGTCAAAGGATATAACAACAAAAGAATATGTAGACGGGAAAATGGTTATTATTGATAATACTGATATTATAGAAAAAATTAATAGCGGGTTTAATGGTTACAACTCATATGTATTTAATGTTTCCGAGCTTCTTACTGAAGATGAGAAAAATAAGCTTAAAAATGCTGATGCAGTACAATTAGCACTTGAAAAATTAAGTGGAAATTCATATTATCGTATAGCGTTACACAAAACTGAAAGTGAGGAATACTTTCAAGGCGCTGGCATTGTAACAAGTACAATTAATGATGTTAATACCATGTCGTTCGTCAGATTTGTTTCTTATTCTCTTATGGAAATAAAACCAGTACCTATCGGTTATGCTAATACAAATCCTAATATCTTTGGAGATTTTTCATACGTTAACAAAAATTATGTAAACAATCAAATTTCAACTGCTGGAGAAGGAAAGTTTCTACCTTTAGTAGATGGAGGTAGAATTACAAATTCGGAACATCCGAGTTTAACTGGAACTTTGATTACCTCTACTGGAATAGCAGTTGATGGTGACAATGAGCCTCACGCAAGATATGGAACAGAAGCATATTTTTATCAAAAATCAGAAGCATCTGACGCAATGACCCAGATGGGTTATAATGGTATTTATATAAGTAAAGGTAATAATTATAATAGTGAGCTAACAGGATTACACCTCAATCTTTTAGAATTTAAAAGTGGCAATGGTGTCGTGTCTGGCTTGGCTATGCCAACTACCAATACGCAAGCAGCAAATAAAGCTTATGTTGACACAAAAGCTACGGTTCATTCTTATACAGCGAGTCTATCGACAACATGGACAGGCACAAGTGCGCCGTACACCCAAAGTATCTCGATAAGCGGTATCTTATCGACTGATAAGCCGCATATTACGCCTGTGTACTCGACGACTAATGCGACGGCTATTTTGGAGAAAAAAGCGTGGAACTGTATTAGTAAGGCAGTGACGAGTGCAGGTAAGATAACGTTTACTTGCTTTGAAGAAAAGCCGACCCAAGCGCTTAGTTTACAGATAGAGGTGATTAGATAATGGGAATGGTTTATCTTTATGGGCAAACACAGACAGAGAGAGAGACTATAAATGGAATTATTCAGGGAACAAACTCAACAATACTTCAAGTCAGCAATCTAAGTTTTACACCTAAACACATAACAGTTTTATTGCATACTGATAGTACCCTTGATCCCGGAACATTTATATGGGCATTATATGATAATGGCAATATAACAAGTTATAGTGGAGGAACCAGAGATTACTCACTTACTGTAGATTCGCAGAGTATTACAATACAAATAACCAATGATGGATTTATATTGCAAAATACGAAGATGGATTTTCCCGCAACCCAGCAATATTATTATGAAGTATACTAAAATAAATAATTAATTCTAAACAATTCAAACAATAAACAAAAGGAGATTAATATGGCAGAATGTTATTTATATTATCAGACCCGACGGTAGCGTGTGTATTTTTATGGGTTACTTATAAGGAATAAAATAAATATACAATAAAATTACAAGGATAGATAATAACATTATGAACATAGGACAAAAGGGTTTAAATTTAATTAAAAAATATGAAGGTTGCTCTCTTATAGCATATCAAGACAGCTCTGGTATTTGGACTATTGGTTATGGTTGGACTGGAAAAGTTAATGGTAAATCAATATATAAAGGGCTTAAAATCGACCAAAAAACAGCCGATAATTTACTCTTAGATAATCTTATCCTATATGAGAATAAAGTCAATAAATATCAAAGTATTTACCATTTTAACCAAAATGAATTTGACGCTTTAGTTTCATTTTGTTACAATATTGGTAATATCGACCAGTTAACTAATAATGGCAAACGCACAAGAGAGCAGATTAAAGACCATTGGACTGCATATTGCAAATCTAATGGTAAAATATTACAAGGTTTAATTAATAGGAGAGAAGCAGAGTTGAAATTGTTTAATCAAAAAGATAATAATTATATAACTGTATATAAAAATAATCAACCTATTAATTTACAAGCTGTTAATATAAATGGAAATAATTATATTAAATTAAGAGATATTGAAAAAATATCTAATTTAAAAGTTGAATATATTAATGGCACAATTTATATAAAATAAGAAAGGATTGATATAATGGCAATTAATTATAATCCTACTACATGGGTAGATAATACAACACCTGTTAATGCTCAATATCTTAACAATATTGAACAAGGTATTGCTAATGCTACAACTCAAATTAATACAAATACAAATAATATTGCAACAAATACTTCTACTATTAATCAGCATAGTGCTGATATTGCAGAAATTCAACAGGAAATAAGTGGTGGAACAGTGGACGAAAAATATATCAATTTTATGATGGGTAAGCCGAGCAATATTTCTTCGCCCTATGGGGAAAATTCTTCTTTTAAGGGAAATTTAATTCAGGATTTTATATCGCTTCCGAACCCAACGACTGGAACAAATACTTATACTTACACTCTGTGGTCTGAAACTTTATCTGGAGAGAAAACTAAAGGGTATTTAGAATCTATCTACATTCCTAACTTTACTATGCCCGCCAGAAGTTCAGGGATGGCAAGAGCGAGAATTATTGTTTCATGCGATGGTAAGACCGCATTAGAACAATCTTTGTGGGTGGGCATTACATCATCGTCAAGTTCTGTTACTTCTAATTGTACTTTAGGAATTGTTTATCCTTATGCTTTTACCTCTTTAACTTCTGGTTGTCAAGTATTAGCACAGCTACAACAAAACCAAGGGTTGAAACCAATTCTAATCCCATCTACACAGTCTGCTTTTAGTGTATTGGAATATTTTCCAAATAATAACAAATCAGATGTAAGTTTGAATTTTATTCAAGGTACTGCTGGAACTAATACCGTTATTGGCTTGTTAAATAACCCTTTTGAATTTAGTCAAAATATTACTGTTCAATTAATTTTTACTAATGTAGCAAGCCAACCGACAATTCCTACTTTGCAGGGTATTCGTAGGTATACAATCTCTTAATTAGGTGAGAATAAATGTCATTAACAAAACCTATCATAGGCTCGATTAAAGCATTTGATTCATCAACTCAAAAAATAATTGAATTTATATCTCAAGCAGGGCAACAGGTTATTGGAAATACATTAGTCATCAAGAACCAATTAACAGGAAATACAGTTTTTAATGATTATACTGAAACATTTCAGTATAATCATATTATCCCTGCTAATACTTTAACAAATGGAACATCATACCAAGCTACAATTCAAACTTTTGGTGTAGATGGTGTTTCATCTCCTGTTTCAGACCCCGTTCAATTTCAATGTTTATCAACGCCGATTATCAATATCTCAAATCTACCAGTTTCATTGATAATTCAAGCCTCGAATTATAATTTCATTGGAGATTACTACCAAGCCCAAGGTGAGTTGTTACAATATTTCGAGTTTAATCTTTATGATAATAATGGTATATTGTTATCTACAAGTGGAGCAGTCTATTCTACAGATATTCAATATACATTTTATGGGTTAGAGGATAATACCGCATATTTCATTGAATTAATTGTCAATACAGTTAATGGAATGACCACTTCAACAGGACAAATTTTATTTAATGTCGATTATATCATTCCTGACTTTTATACAATTAATCAATTAGAAAATTTGTGTGATACTGGGCAAGTTCAAATTAGCTCTAATATTCATGTAATCGTTGGTTCATCTAATCCATCTCCTCCTATTTATATAGACGATAAAGAGGTGGATTTAAGAAAAGATGGTTCGTGGGTTCGATTCGAAGATGGATTTTCTATAGATAGAGATTTCACTTTGAAGTTGATTGGTAGAGATTTTAAGCCTAATAGTCAAATTATTGAATTATCTGGGAGTAATGGAAAATTAGTATTAAAATGGGCTGTTGACAACTTTACTTTTGATGAAGAAAAAGCTTTTATCGAACTTTATTATTATAATAATGATTTGACAGAATTTAAATATTATATCAAATCTAATTATATTCCAACACCAAATTCAACCGAAGATGTATTTGTGTGGTTAAGAAGAATAGATAATTTATATGATTTAAAAATAGAAAATATAGGAGTGGTAGTATGATAGCTTTAGGATACAACTTCTTTTCTGACTCTGAAAGTTTATCTCCGACTCCAACAAATAAAATAACATTTAATTTCATTCAGCTACAAAATGGCATTTTTGATTATTTAGGTATTTCGAGAGATATATCGCAATTTTATAATACAGATAAGTTTGTATGGGATGCGAATACAATTTTAAATGCAGATTTCAACGGAAATTTAAACGCAGGAAATGCCTCTTTTGTAGTTGATGAAATTAGTGCTATTAGAATTAAAAGAAAGAAAAGAACTGACTTTAATTGGATTACTTTGAAAGAAATTAAAATCTCTTCTGTAGACGACTTAAATTTCATTTATTTAGACAATTATGCAAGTGCCAGAGAAACTTATGATTATGCTTTAGTTCCTGTTTATGGGCAGGAAGAGGGCGACTATTTAACCAATAGTATTTATAGTGATTTTAATGGACTATTTGTGGTTGATAAAGATAACAATATTCAATTATATAAAGAATGGGAAAATAATTCCAAACAACAAGTTCAACAAATTGGACAATTTATGCCTTTTGGAGAACAATATCCTACAATTATTAAGAATGGTAAATTAAATTATAAGCAGGGTTCTGTGAGAGCATTTCCAACCATCTCTAATTTGCCTCATGTGGATATTGACTTGGAGCGAAAACATTTAGAAATTATCAATTCTTTCTTTTCTAATGGCAACGCTAAAATCATGAAAGATAGCAACGGTAATACTTATCTTATTATGATTGTGGATAATATTAACCAATCAGATATAAAGTCAATGGGAAATGCTCTTTCTTATATTGAATTTAGTTGGGTTGAAATTGGAAACGCAAATAGCCAAAAGGATTTGTATAATAACAATCTTGTTGACTATTTACAATAAAAGGAGTGATTTAATGGCTGCGACAGTTGATGTAACTCCGTGGGTGGCAACTTCTGAAAATTCATATGATTGGCTTAACTGGGCAGATGTTAGTGCTACTCATATGTTGGAAATTACAAGCATTTCATCAAATCTAATTCAACTTAAAAGTAATACTTGCGATTTTAGTTCTATCACTCAAGCTGAAAGAAAAAATATCGGACTGCTTTTATTTTCTCCTAATGTAGATATTGAGGGAAATAAAGGTTCGGTGCGTATTTCAATCGCTACTTTAAATTATTTTGGTGCGTTGTATAAATATAATGCAGGCTCTTGGAGTGTTTACGAAGATGGATTTAAAGCTGGGGCGTTATATGCAATAATGTATAATTATATTTATGGTTTTTTTGTAGTTTTAAATATATAAAGCGGAGGTGAAGTTATGTCAAATACTTATCCAGATTTGCCAAGAACAAGTTTCCCTGACAATATAGATAGTATTCCAGATTACTCAGATGTTTCTAATGCAAGCGAAGTTTCTTTGGTAAATCAAATTCAAGATTATATGTTGCAAGGCAATTTTAGTGCAGCCCAACAGTTATTGGCTCAAAATCCCTCTTTATATAATAAAATGATTAATGCCGATAAATTAAATACAAATAGAGATATTATTGTTGCATTGGAACGATATTTAAAAACAGATTACCAACAATATATTGAAGCGAAACAAGAAGCATGGGAAGTTATTGCCTCTGAATTAAAATATATTGGGGAATTTGCTTTTAATAAATTATACAATGTTAATAATATGGTTTCTTATACAGTAGATAATGTTGATTCTTTATTTATTTGTATTAAAGTAACGCCAACTACTGGCATTATTCCTACCAATACAGAATATTGGCGTCAAGTCACTATTAAAGGTGAAAAGGGCGATAGTGGTGTTGGTCTTGTATATGTGGGGGATTATTCAAGTCAAATAACATATCAGATTGATAACTTAATCTCTTACAATGGCGGTTTGTATGCTTCTAAAGGAAATAATAATAAAGGGTATTCGCCAAATAATTCTAATTGGTGGACATTAGTATTAAAAGCTCCCAAACCTCAAACTTACATCATTGCTTCTACACAGCCATCGGGATTAGAAGTTGGAGATTTTTGGTTTAAATTGGTAGGTGGAACATCTTGATTAATTATCATTTTAGACAAGAATTAATGGAAGATATTCATATTGCAGAAAGATTATTGTGGACTAATTTCTGTCAGCTTCTTAACCAGAATAAATATGACGAAGCTCATCAAATATTAACTTCAAATCCATCTTTAATTGGTAAAATATTTAATGCAGAAAAGATTAATAAGCAGTCTGACGGATTAAAATATATAGAGGACAATATCAAAGATGGCGTTGATGGATTTTTAGAAAGAGCGTTGGAGGAGCAAGGAGAAAGATTTGCCAATTTTGAATATATAGGAGAATTTGATATCTCCGCACAATATTTAATCAACAATATTGTTTCATATCAGCATAAATCATATTTATCATTAGCAAATCAAAAAGGTATTGTTCCTGATATAAATAGCACCTCATGGGTGGAATTTAATTTTATTGGTGATACAGGATATGGTTCTGATTTAACATATGCTGGAACTTTTCAATCTGGTCAAGTTTATGAGAAAAATAATGTTGTAACAAGTGAAGATGGAAAATCTTTATATATTGCAAAAGACGGAAATCAGAATATTCCTTTAACTAATACGCAATATTGGACATTATTGTTTACTGTATCTGATGATATTGAAAAATTCAATTTATATCAAAAGCAAGCAGAATTAAAAAATCTTACTATTTGTGGACAGTTTATTTGTGGAACTCAAAAATGTGGAGAAAATCAATTATTATTAGACAATCAACCTTTAAGAAAAGGTAGAATATGGTTTGCTGTTTCGGGTTCTACAAGAAGAACTGTTACAGCTATTTGTGGCACTTTTAAATGTAATGAGAAAAAGTGTGGACAAGTAGAATATATTTAAGGATAAAAGGAGGATTTATTTTGGCTACTCAATATGTATGCGTGCAAAGAGCGACTTCAAGTACGGAATCTGATTATATTAATATAAAAAATTTACAATCTACCTTTACAGATGTTGCTGTCAATTCTTCTACGGCAAGTTTAATTGACATAACCGTTCCTTATTTAGAAACGAGAGATTTTGATGTTAGTGGCTTAATCGCATTTATTCCTAATATTGTAAATACCGCTGGGGCGAATATCACAATTAATGGTGTTACAATGCCTATGGTTACAGCTCAAGGAACTGCGATTACGGCTGGTTTGCTTAAAGGTGATGCGATGTGTTTGGGTAAAATATATAATAATAAATTTTATGTATTTAATATTTATTAATAGAAGAGAAGAGGTGATTAATATTGGCTTATTTAATCACTGCTGAGGATTATAACTTAATTCAATTAAAAAGCCATAAAAGATATGTAAGAATTGATTTATTAAATTCTAAATATCAAGTTGTTGATAGCCTTGAGAGTGATATATTTGATGGCTCTATAACCATTGACGCAACTTCTGATTTAAGACGTTCTTGTACTCTATCTGTTGTTATTAAAGATAAGAATTTTGATATAGACGAGGGTGGAAGAATTTGGCTCGATAAAAGGATTCAGATTTATATTGGAGAAGAAAATCCGAGAACAAAAGATATTGTCTGGTGGAATATGGGTATATTTATAATTAACAATCCTGAACGTGTATATAATTCTCAAACTAATACTTTAACAATTAATGGTTTAGATTTAATGTCTTTGTTGACAGGGGACAGAAATGGTTATATCCCCGATATGACTGTCGTAGTGCCTATTAATAGTAATATTACACAAGCTATTCAGGATACCATTGTTCAAATGGGAAAGATTGGAAAATATGCTTTAGATAACATAGGTCAAGTTACACCGTATGAATTAAAATTTGAAAGTGGCACGACAGTATATGAAATAATTTCACAATTAAGAGATTTATATTATACATGGCAAATATATTTTGATATTGATGGTACTTTTAGGTTTAATCGGATTCCCAATGGATTAGATGATTCTGTTGTATTTGACTTCACTCAATTAACAACAGGATTGATAACATCTATTTCCTCGACAACAGACTTTTCTAATATTAAAAATTCTATAAAAGTATATGGTCGAGTTTTAGAAGATGGTAGTCAAGTTGAATCGGAATTACAAGACAAAGACCCCAATAGTCCATTTAGAATTGAAGGAACAATAGGTGAAATTTGGCTACCTTTAATTCAGGATGATAATATTATTAATCAAGAGCAATGTGACGATAGATGTAAATATGAATTAATTTTACATTCAAGATTCAATGATAGCATTAATATCCAATGTATTCCTATACCGTTTTTAGACGTAAATCAAAAAATTAGAGTAGAAAATCCAGATGGGAAAATTGAAGATTATCTAATTCAAACAATAAATATTCCATTGTCTGTAGACCAACAAATGAGTATGGAGTGTATTAAAGTCTATGCTGAAATTAAATAGAAATGATTTGTTGTGAATAAAATTTCAGTTCTTTGTAATTTGTCTTTAAACAGAGATGATTTTACTGTTGCTGGTATAACAACAAGAAAATTAAACTCTATAAAGATTTAATAAATAATAAAAGAGAGGTCAAATACCTCTCTTATTTTTTTAACTTTTACTATTATTATCTACATAGATAAGCTTGTCATTTCTAAAATTTTCATTATCCTAATTTAAACACTCCATCTCTCCAAATAAGATTTTCAACTTGCTTAGATATATTTTTTGGTTTATAATTATGTTTACAATTTTTAATTTTAAAACGATAATGTTTTCCATATTTTATGCTATAATATATTTTATAACGATACTTCGTTCTTTCTCCATAATAGTGGCTTATTGTAATAGTATCATTTTCAGTAGTAGTTCTCCAAGCGAATAATACTTCTGGGGGCTTGTTAAGCACGAAAGCCTGCTTTAATGAATTAGACATAAACTACCTCCTTTAATTACAATATCTTTTACATTCTAAATCAGTATTTGGGTATAAATCTACGACGATTAAATCCTTTTGAATATTTTCTCCTCCATGAATAATTCCAACAACTGTACTTTCTAAGGAATAAATTCTAAAAAATTCATGATGACTTCCAAAATCAATCCATAAATAATTCTCTCTTTTTACTTCTCTTGTGTAATAACATTCAGAACCCATTTCTTTAATCAGTCTGAACATTTCTTTTTTAGCTTCGGAGATCGAATCAAAGATGCCTTTATCTATTCTTTCGTTATTTGCATTTTGAAATTCTAATTTATAAGATATCATGATTCGTCCTCCTCTACATATTCATCTTCTAATATCAAACTGTATTCTTGTGTTAGAATTATATCACAACCACAATATGGACATTCTTGATAATATGTTGTATAAAACTCTTTGTCACCTATAAATACACTATCTTGATATGTCCAATCATCATTATTTAATATTTCTTTACAACGTGGGCATTGATAATCTTTTCTCAATATAATACCTCCTCAAAAACCTGTAAAATAAGATTTTCCTTTTCTTCTAATTCACTAAAAGGAGTTGATTGAAACCATAATAGTTGTTTCTTGGTAAAATCAAAAAACCAAGAATCGATATATGCTTCTGGAACTAAATTTTCTTTTTTGCATTTTATCCAAAGTTTATCAGAATATATATCCCATGCTTTATTAAAAATATCCTGAAATTTATAGAATACTTTCTGATGTTCTCCTGCATCAGGGATTATGAGATAAGTACCTCTTTCTAAATTGGGAATTAATAGAGCTTCTGTAATGCCACACATTTTACTTATCGGTCTTACTCTGACACATTCATGATAGTAAAATTTTTGTTCTGGAGTGCCCCCCAAATATAATCATAGGTTTCTATAGCATTACTAAAATATAAAATTTTCATTATTTATCCTCCTAATTTTCAAATGGATTTTCTTTTCGGTATTGATATTTATAAACATAATTAATCAATTTGCAAATTTCTTTGTTAGCCTCTGGAAATACTTGCTTAGCATAATTTGAAAAAGACTCTGTATTGTACCAATCATTTTTTTCAACATTAATTATTTTTATAAAATCTGTATAGTTTAATAAAGCATATTGATACTTTTTCTTACAACAATATATTCGCCTATCATATGGACAAAAGATTAGTTTGTAATTAAAATTATTATCAACCCAAGAAAAAAAATTATTAATCATATTATCACATTCCCTTTGTTATTTTATAAATTGTTTCAATCGTTTCATGACTTGTCCGTGGAATTTCCCAATGTGCTGTTGTATATCTTTCTTCTTTATTATTTTTGATAAAATTATCAATTTGGTCTCTTAAATCATCATATTTTCCAATAAGAGCTAACAAATGCTGTTGCTCAAAGTGATAGTTTTTAATGGCTTTATTTTTATCTGCTCCATCTGGATAAATTTTAATTACCTCTTCTTTTACTATGACTTCTCTTATTGTCGAATAAAATTCATCACGCAAATCTATAAAAGGATAATACAATTCTTTTAGTTGTAAATCTGCTGGAGTATCTGCATTTTTCTTTTTCTTTTTCTTTTTAAACATTATTAACATTCTCCTTTATTTGTTTTCTTAAAGAATCCACTTCCTTCTTGCTTTGCTCTAAAGTGTATTTAGCGTTAATAATATTACTTTAATCATTATAATACATCTCTTTTTCTAACTATATCAGCATAAGACTTAGGGACAATGTGTTCTCTAAATTCGTCCAAATCAGTATCTTTAAAATCTCTCTCTCTTAAAACATTTTTGACGCTTTTTCTTCTTCTCTATCGTTGCAATTTCTCATTGTTTTAAATTGAAACACCATATTTACAATACCAGACCAAAAATTAAAACGTCTTAATTCAATTTCCCATCCTAATTTTGAATACGCCCACACAATAATGTCTATAGCAAACAAAGTGTTTTCTCTTGAATTTAAATCTTGTTTTTTAAGCAAGTCTGATTGAATATCAAAAGATAATTCTCCTTTTGATAAGTGTTTGTCGATTTCAGTTTCAAGAAAATCTAATAAAAAATCAATATCCATTTCTTTAGTCTTTTCTTTTAAAATATTGTAATAATTCACTGTTGTAATCATTTTAAAACCTCCTTGTACTTATTGATGTGTTTAATATTATCAAAATAGTATAAATCGTTAAAATAATAATCAAATTCTTTAGGGGATAAACCTTTTAACCATTTGTGCAATCTACCATCTTCAAGAATGTCTGCAATTTTACAAACTTCCTGACCTTTAGTTGTAAGCATTGTACTTTTGGTAATTAACCTTGAATGATATAGGGCTTCTTTGGCTTCATTAAAGTTTTCTGCCCAGCCAATACATTCTGCTTTTTGGCTATCAATAATCAATACAATTTCATCAATTAAATTTTTCTTTCCTTTCCCTTTCATTTTTCAATACCTCCCAAATAAAATTCAACTATCGGCAATGATACTTTTTCCATAAATTCATCCTAACTTCTATTATGACAAATTTCTTTTATGCTTTCTAAAAGAGATAAAACTTTCTTTTTACTATATTCCTCATTCTCAAAACCTTCTATCATTTCTTCAATTTCCAAAAGAGTGCTTGTTAAATACGAAATATCCTCATAAGCAGAATCCAAGTCTGTGTCTTGCAATGAGATGATTCCATCTTCTAAATCCTCATAATATTCTCGCTCTCTTTTTAATTCATCTGCTAATTCATAAGAATAGTTATCTTCGATATCCTGTAGAATTTGTTCTTTGTTCCCCGCCCATATTTGACTTCCGTCATTTCTCAAGAAACAAACTTTCATTCTATACCCCTCACTTCCATTAAACGCGAGCCATTTCAATATCTTCGACTAACATACTATCTTGGAACAATTCATATAAAGACGTATCACTTAATTCTTCTAATACAAATAATAATACATCTAATTTATGTTTTAAGTATGTTTGTAATTCTTCATTATTAGAATTATCATCCAAGCGTAAAAAGGTATCAAAAATTGCGTCATACATTTTACCATTATCAATTTTCATAATTATTCACTCTCCTTAAATTCTACTCCAATACTTTTTAACCAATCTTTAAGTTCTTCAACTGACATATTTTTAATTCTTTCAGATAAATCTTTAAGACTTTCTTCAAATTGATTCATCAATAATTACCCCTCTCGTCTGGGTAAAACTTTCTCACAAAAATTCTTTTCATTTTCGGTTAATTCATCATAAATAACTTCTGTATGGCTTTTATCAAGTTTATTTTGTGAGATAATTTTATCCACAGGTGTCATGTAAAGTTTGCCTCCTAATTGATAATTGTTGATAATAAACTTAATTTTCATTTCAATCATTCCTCTCTTTTAATTTATATATGTATTATAATATAGCAAATATTATTTGTCAATACTTTTTAATAAAAAAAACAGAGGTTTTCCAACCTCTGTTTTTATGATAGATATTATTTTTATTTATTATTTGCCACTACTGCCTAATTTTCCTGCTCCACGTTCTGTTTTAGAATTTTCAATAACAGCTAAGGGTACTTCTTGAACTTGAAATTTAGGCAACTCAAAGATAATAGCTTGACAGATTGCTTTCTCATACGGATAAACAATATAATCTTTTTCTAAACTCATTTTCTTTTGGTCGGTTAAATCTTTATGAATAACAAGCGGCTTGTCATTATGGTTAGTAATGGGAACTAACCACTCTCCTCGATAAATGGAGTCGATAATCGAAATGTTATCTTGTAGGCTTTTTATCCTACAATTCTTATGCTTTTCCATCGCATAAGTCCAGCATACATTTTCTCCCTCGTTTAGACGTTAGGTTTTCAGTTTATCCTATAGATAAACGAGATGGGGGCTCGTGGGGAGATTATTGCTCTCTTATATCGCTCACTCCCTATGCGTTACGAATTATATTAGATAGATATAACCCTCGGTATTACCTTATAAAACGGAAGGCTTCACCGATACACCCCATTTTATTACCTTAATATTTCTATTAAGGACGGCACTTTTTAAATTCATCGAGTTTTATAAGGAAATCGTTAAATTTATTATACTTTCTTTCCAGCCTTAAATAAGAAGAATCTTTGTATAACAACTCATATAACTTACATAGAGAATCAAGTTTAGAAACTCGAACATAATAAAAATCTTGAGAATACCTCTCTTTTCGATCTTGTTTTAAAACAGCATCTATTCCCCAAAATTTAAAAGTATTATAAAACCAAATCATAGTAGCTTTATTTCCACAAAGAGACAAATGGAAATCACTCGGAACAATATAATTTCTTCCTGTATGAGCAGGGCAACTATAAATACTTCCATCTCCATCAAAATACCCACGAATGAAATGCCAAACAAATAAGTCATCCGATTTAAAAGATGGAGTGTAAGTCCATGTTTTTCTATCTATGATATTATATTTAGATAAGTCTGTATATAATTTTTCACTGTTAATTTGAAGATGAGTATATTTGTTATCTCTTTCATGTATAGGGTAATTACTTTTTAAATAAAAATTAAACATCTCCAACAATTCTTTATCTCTCTTTTGACAAATAATACTAATCATTCCGATATGGTTATTTCTTTTATATGCGCACCCATCGGCGGCTAAATATCCTATAAAGTACGCTTTGTCTGCTGAATCAATTTTAGAGAAATAATTTTCATTCAAATAGTACGTTCTATTCATTTTCCCTTTTAACCCAGCCTCCATCCATATCTTAGAAATAAGAGCAGAAGAGCATTTTAGTTCCTTAGAGACATTTCGAGCATTATTGCAATAGTATTGGCTAACTATATATTCCACTTCACATAAAGATAGCTCTGGTCTGTATTGATTTACAAATCCAATACTTTTAGCATAAGAGAGAATTGTTCCTTTATCTACATTGTAAATTTTAGCTACCTTTCTCGCGCTTTTAAGCTCTTGGTAATATTGTATAAATTCTTCTTTATTAACTCTGTCTTTAAAATTCAATTTCGTTCTCACCCAATTTTACGCTTTGTACCGCAGCGTTGTCCAATTCCTTTTGTTCCTGTCGAGCCTCTTTCTTTAAGAATGACTACATAATCTTTGTCAAACATAGAATACAATCCAGTAGGAATAATTTTGGTTTCATGAGGTTGAATTAGCATAAATTCCTCTTGAAAATAAGGATAGATGTCATATCCTGCATCTCCTACACGTTTTGTTGGAATTTTAATTTCCTCGTTAATTCTTGCAAAACTAATTGTTTTCATAAAGCTCTGCTCCTTTTGCCCAGTTTAATTTCGGTGTCCCTAATGTGTAAATACTATTGTTTGTTTCGAGGCTATTTTCGTCAATAGAAATTACTCTCGATGTTACAATAACCTTGCCTTCGTATTCACCCATAATATGAAAATGTGGTTCTTTGTTTGGATTATCTACAAATGCAATCCAATTTTCAATCGTTCCTTTTAATTCCTTCATGTCCTTTTACTCCTTATGATATTTTTTTAGCGTACTGATTATTACTAATTAATTCCACTCCCAAAACTTCATCATAATGTTTTTCTTCATTTGGTTTAAATCTACCAAATTTTACAATAACATTCGGATAATGCTGGAGAGTTTTTACTTCTCCGATTATTTCATGTTCATAATACCCCGTATAGATAACAATGTCATCTTTGCGATTATATACATTTCTAAATTTATGCAAAAACAAAACTATATCCTCAAATTGTAACATCGGCTCTAAACCACCAAAAACTACCGCTTTACTAATAGGATTATTGATATATCTATCAATAATTTCATCAATAGATATATCAATATTAGGTTGAGCGTAAATTGGTTCATTTTGACAGACAGAAACAGGAATATTTGCTTCTTTGCAACATTTAAAATTGCAAGAAATACAACCAATTACCATAGAGGGTTTTTTATAATTTGAAAAATCCTCATCAATAATAGTTTTGATAAGCATTATAATTCACCTTTTGTTTGCGATAAATCGTACCATTGTCTTGCTTTAAATTCTTTAAATCTATCAGAAGAATATGCCTTAGACGGAGATAAATAGCCTACAATTCTTTGATAGGTGTCATAAACGCCCTCGCCACAAACTGGGCAAATATCTGTTCCGACAAAACCATGATGATTTTTGCAAGCGTTAATTTTGGTATTAAATGCAAAATAAATAACTCCTGCTTGTGCAATAGTGTTTAACATATCCCACGCAACATCGGTATTTGGGAAATTCTTCTCTAAATTTACATGTAGGATACTACCGCCTGAACATTTAATGTCAAGAATAGAGCTCAGTTTTAATTTTTCTTTTATTGTGCTTTTTGCCATGAGCGGTATCCATTGATTAGAATAGATGAAATTAGAGCAATCTTTATCATATAGCATATTATCTTTGGCACATAAAACTACCGCTGCTCTTTCGGCAGGAACAGATTCTACATTAAAACTGTATTTGTTAGTAAAATTATCTTTAACTTCATTGATAGTATCAAAGATTTTACATGCAAATTCAATTCCTTTGTCTGTGTAACCGATATTTCCAAATTCATCTTTTGTTGTATATCCAAATTTGTCAATAGTTTCATATAGACCTAAAATGCCGATTGTAGAATATTGCTTATCCATCTCCATTCCACCGTCTATATAATTAGGCAATAAACCCTTTTCAATATTTCTTTTAATAATTTCTCTTTGGACATCTAAAATTTTACAAGACAATTCAATTCTGTGTTTTAGTAGTTTCAAATATTTATCTTCGTTATTTCCGACTTCATAATAAATTCTAACTAAATTAGTAGTGTTTACTTTAATTGAACCAATAGATAAAGCTGTGCCTCCAATAGAATTAATAAAGCCAGATAATTTTGTAGTATTGCTCAAGAGTCTACAACAGTTAGATAAGGTTGTTACATCTCCACTAACAAAGAAATTGCTATCGTTCCATGTAACATTATGGTCTGAACACCAACGAGCAAATTCTTCATCTATAAACTTGTTGTCTTTATACAATAAAGAATATGTCAAAACAGGAAAGGTGAACATATTTTTACTTCTAATTTCTGATACAACTTCCATGAAAACTTTTTGATGCTCAATTAATTCTTCGACACAATCAATAGCAAAAGTTCCGTCTGGATATTCCAAACCGCCAAATAAGCTTTTAATATACTCTCTATCAAAAATAGATACATTAACAAATGCACTTTGGTCTACTCGCATAAAAGGTTGATTTAATCTGTAAATTAGCTTTTGGAAAGTCTGTTTTAGATAATATTCAGGAGATTTAATATAATATCCAGTTTCACAATCCTTTTTCCAGAAATAATAAGTCCAAATTAAAACATTGGGAATCCCTACTGCGCCCGAAGAACGATTCGAGAAGTAGCTAATAAATTCAATTACATCATCGATAAAAGTAGTTAAATGTTGAGGAGGCTCGTTATTATAATTATCCAAAAAAAACAATCCTTCTTTGGCTAATCTACTCAAATCGTAAGCGAAGCAGTAGGCTAAAAATGTAGAAGTTGGAGCATCGTGCATATAATAAGCACCATTGTATTCGCATTCAAGCCATTCTCTTGCATCTTTTAACCCATATTTTTTGTTCATTTCATAGAATAGCTTATTAAAGGCGAATAATTTATCGTGGGATTTTCCTTTTTCACTTAACAAACTCCTAATATCCTTATGAGAAGCATTAGCATTAGCATCAATCGTAACGTCTGCTACGTTTTTATCAACAAAATTGTCAATAAAGTCGCTAAAATTCATTTGGCTGTCATGGAAACCATTAAGGATTTCAAAATCCTCTCCGTATTTCTCTATGAGTTTATTTAATGTCGTTGTAAAATTTTTATCTGTTTTAATTCTAATATCCAACCTTATGCCTCCTGTTTGTTTACCCACTGAACAGCTTGCTCAAAATTCATAAGCTTACCGTTATCAACTTTCATTTGTGGTACTGCTAAAATATCTAATTCCAACATTTTGTTCACATCGGTCTCTTCTAAAAAAGGAATGTTTTTTTCTTTTAATTTCTTTTTTAGAATTTGACACTTAGGACAAGTATTTGTTGTGTAAATAGTAATTTGCAATAATCATCACTCCTTTAAAATTTTGGATATATATTATATCATATTTTTCATGTTTTGTAAAGAGTTATTTCAAAAGTTTTAACAAAAATTTTACACAATCTTCACAGACCCAAAAATTTTCTTCATATGGATTATTAATACTGATTGCATCAACATTAATATTGTACCCACTAAAGAAATTTTCAAACTCTCTACCACATAAAGGACAATAATACATATTCATATCCCCCTCTTTTTAATTAAAAGAATAAGTCAATCCAACTATCAAACCCAGATTTTACTCCATAATCCTTATAATACTGATTAATTAAAGCTTGCAATTCTTTTTCTTTTTGTGTAATTTCATCGAGTCTTGCTTTTTTCTGCGCTTTCAATTCTTCCTTTTCGCGTTTTTCTTCATTCAACTTTTCTTCATACTGCAATGCTTCATTTTCATTTTCAAACACTTTACCCTCAACATAGTATTTCATAATTATTCCTCCAATTTTGTTAATATAGAATATCTTTTCAATATCCATTCTTTTTCATCAGTCTTATACCAATTTCCTTTTTCGTCTTTTCGACTTTTATTTTTATGTTCAAATTCACATCTTAATACTTCACCCCCTTCGATAGGATATTTTGAATACCATTTTTTGTCAAGTTTAATTAATTGACTTTTGCCATTCTTAGGTTTATATAGTTGGGCAAACGGTGTTCCATATTTATTCTTCTCAATGCCCATACCCATATAAACATCTCGTCCTGCGTTATCTATATGAATATCAGTATATCCTAAAGATTTTAACTGATAATAACTTTTTTGATATAATGTACAATCCTTTATATTTATTTGTTGCATTATTTCATCAATCATCATACATGAGTCATAAATAAAAATCGTCTTTTCTGTTTCTTTTTTGATAATATTATTCGATAAAGAATAGCCAAAATCCTGCTTTTTTACTTGAGTTTTTCCAAAGTATTTTTGAAATATAGAATAATATTCTAAAAGATAATTTACATCTCCGAATTTATCAAAAAACCCTAATTTAATCAAAATCTCCATTGAGGTTTTATTAATCTTTTTGCCGTTTACTTTAATCTGCTCGGTCATATATAGCAATTCAAGAAAATCATCGGGATTTTTTTGTGATATTTGATAAAGAATATCCGCAGCAACAGACTGAATATTTTTGATTGAATTAATACCTTTATAAATTACCTTTTGTTCTTTATCGCACATATATTCAGATTTAGAATGTGCAAACTTTGGAGATTTTATCTCTATACCTATTTGATGGGCATAATTTGTGATATTTTGTGTTTTTTCTTCGTTATCAAAAAATATGTTAAGAGCGGAAGTTAAAAATTCTAAAGGGTAATAATATCTCAAATAACCCGAAATATAACCAATACAACTATAAGCATCTGAATGATTCCAAGAGAAAGCATAAGAGCTTGCGTCTAATATCGTTTGAATAAAAGGTTTTATAATCTGCTCCGCTTTTTCTTTTGGTGTATTAAATGTATTATGAGTGTATTCAACAAATCTTTGTTCTATTTCTGGTAAAAGCTGTTCTGTACCTTTCTTTTTTGCGATTGCTCTACGCACATTATCACTATCAGCCTGTGAATATCCACAAAATTTGACAAGAAATTGCATAATATCTTCTTGCATTGTAACTCTACCTAATGTTGGAGCTAAAAATTCATCAAGTTCTTTTAGCCCTGTTTTGACTATTTTACCATTTGCAACCTCGTCACGATAACTTGCACAGGCAGGACGAATTAAACCGTTGCCAAATGAAAACCATTTGATGTATGAAAAATCAGGAATATATCTTTTAGCTTTTCTTATTGTTTCATCTGACATAAATTTTTTTAAATAATTTGACGAGCTTTCGCTTTCCCACTGAAATATTAGAGTAGTATCATTTCGAATAGATCTCCAAACATCTTCGTCATTCAAATTAACATTATCTGGGTTTAATCTGTCAATGCCAATAAGTTTACAAGTTTCATTAATGACTCCTACGTTGTCGAGTCCGAGCAAATCTAATTTCACCCACATCAAATCGTCTAATTCTTTCATGTTTAACATAGACACTGGATAATCAGATGTTGATAAACTACAAACTCCGATATTACTTGCAATATCTTTATCTGTCACTAAAACTCCGCTTGGGTGTGAACCAACCGAAACAACTACACCGTTTACAATATCCACATATTCAAATAATTTTTCGTATTTTTTTCTTAACTCATCTGGAATTTTATTATCAACAATTTGATTACTAATCTCTTGTGCGATATTTAACGGAATATTTAACGCTCTGGCAACGTCTTTAACTGCTCCTTTTGTTGCAATAGTATTAAAAGTGATAATTTCACTACATTGAATATTGTCTAAATTCATGTGGTCTTTAAGCAAAAAAGATTTAATTTTTTCTCTGTCTTTATTAGAATAATCTGTATCAATATCAGCATTACTAACTCTGTTAGGATTTAAGAACAATTTATTATCGTATAAGCTCTTTATCTCATACTTCTTACAATCTCTTGTAAGTTTAGACTATATCTTATGATTTATTGTTTAATATTATATTTTAACTTTGTATTATTAATATAATTTTGATATTTAGTGTATTTTCTTAGTAACATATTATTTTTGTCTATATCTTTATACATAAAATCAAACATCTTTTCAACTTCGCTTCTTTTTGTTTGCCTTAGATAATAAGAGCCATTATTTGACCGTCCATCTTTGTATATATTTGACTTTATATTAAATGCTCTTAATTTATACATCATAGATTCCAAAAAATCAAACGAACCGCAAGTAATTGATGTTTGAGCATAAGTATTGTATTTTGTGTTTTTTATTACAATACTCCCATCGCCATCGAAATAACCTCTAATAAAATGTCTTATATATTCATCTGGTAAATCTGGAAATTGTATCGTTAACGATTTTCTTTGAACTAATTTAAAGTTTTTCATAAAAGTTATTCCTTCGGTATTTCTATATTTTAGCGAATAATTTTTACCTTGTCTGTAGATTTTATTTCCTATACACATACGATTATGCAAATACTCTATCATTTCTTTATCGTTTAAATTAATCCATACACATTCCATAGTTTTGTTTCTTCCTTGTGGGGTTAAACACCCATCTGACATTATTAAACCAAAAACATAGGCATTAAAATCGTTCCAGCCACTTTCAAAAATATTTATATCCATACATACACCCCCTTTTTATTAAAGTGACAATAAATCATCGGCGCACTCGTGTTTTTTCACCATAGTAAATACATTAGGCTACTCAATTAGTCGTTGAGCCTTTATGTTGTTTCCAACATACTTGGTTGCTGATTGTCTAATCTTTAATAATTTCACCATACCTTGGTAATTAACCTTGCCGCTATCCATATCACTATGATAGTTTGGTTATTAAAGTTCTAAAGAGTTTCCAGCAATTCACGCCGTTTTACTTCCGCTTTAATCAAATCAACGGAAGAAGTTAAGATTGAATTTTAGACTATTCATTTGTGTAACATCTAATAGATAAGCTATCATCGAACCGCTAACTGACCCTCTACCAAAACCGCATTGAATACCGTTTTGTTTTTCCCACTCTCTAAGATAAACCTCAAGTAGCATAAAATCTATTGCGCCAACCTTTTTATATACCTTAAACTCCTCGTTTACAATATCTTTTACTTTTTGCTTTGGATATTGCGATAAAACCTCTCTATGTTCTCTTATACCTTGATTTATCTTATCTTTGAATGTTTGTTCGGGATTATCATAGATTTTGGGATATTTTGTATTTTTATCTAAATCAAATGGCTCAACCATATCAGCGATTTTATTTGTATTTTCTAATGCGACTTTATAAACACTTGCCGATATTCCTTGCTTTTCAAAGGCGGCACATAATTCGTCATAGGTTTTAAAGGTTAAATCCCAACCAGACTCTTCTTCAAATTTAATTTTTTTTGCTAACTGTAAAATTTCTCTGCCTTTGACATGGATATTATTCAAACAATGTGTATCTGTTGTGGCTAATAGCGGAATATTAAAACGCTTACTTAAATTAATAAGTTTTTTATTGTACGCTATTTGTTCGTCGACATTATGGTGTTGAATTTCTAAAAAACACCTACTTTTGTTTTGTATGAGCCAATCAATGAAATCTAAATATAAATTTTCGTCAGCTTTGTTTAATATTCCACCAAGACAACCTGTAGACACGATTATATTATCGCTTGTGTTTTTTAATTCGTTATAGGTTATTCTTGGAGAATAGTAGAAATGATTATCGTGCTTGTTGAAAGATTTTGAAATTAATTTATTTAATTCTAAAAATCCTTCATAATTCTTAGCAATCAATAAACAATGATAATTGTCCCTTATTTTCTCTTTGAGGGAATGGGTTACATATGCTTCTACTGCATGAATATATTTCATTCCAGCTTTTTCTATTGCGCATTTTTTATGCCACCACTCTAAAATATTACCATGTTCACTAATCGCAAGAGCACTCATTCCACATTCTTTGGCTTTGTCTACATAATCTTGAAACCCTGTAACACTATCGATTGTTGTTGTAGCGTTGCTTAACATTGTATGGCAATGTAAGATAGTATAAATATCCAAACTTTCATCTCCCTACTTATTATAACCTATCAATTATCATTTGTCAAGAGAACAATTCATCAAAATTAAAATTATTTTCTTCTTGTTGGATTTCCATTTCTTCAATTAAGATCTGTTTCTTTGTATTTCCTTCATATTCATTAATTTGCAATTTACCAATAATTTCAATATTCATATCCACATCTTTCTGAATATTGTACTTTTCTTTCCAATCTTTGGAGCAAAAAAACTTAATAAAATCAATATCATTAATTCTAAATTTAATTGTTGTTTTCGATTTTCCGATTTCTTGAATATCTTGACCGTTAATATGAATATTGTAAATATGATATAATGGCTCTTTTAAATCATTACCGAATATCTCGTTAAATTCATCAAAATATCCATATAAATAGCTCGGAATATTCTGAACATCTAATGATTTTATAACAGAATATTCCGTGTTAAAATCCATATCCAAACTATTACAATAATCTTTAAAGCTTTTAATATCGTTAATTTTAATTCCTGCTGCACAATCGTGACCCTTACACCAATCACAACTATCGGATTGATTAAAAATTTCCAATATAGGAACAGGGCTTCTCATTGAACCAATGCCGTTATCACGAATAATAATTGTTGGTTTTTGATATTTTCCTGCGATATTGTTTGCCAATAAGCCTGTATAATTTGGCTCACAATCATTGTATTCACAAATGATAAAATTATTCTTATTATCAATTTTATTTGATAAATCTGTTGATAATTTTTTAATAATATTTTGCTGATTTCTATGTGCTTTTTCTAATTCTATTAGTAAATTATCAATATCATCTTGTGACACTGTAGTTAATCCTGACAATACGCAACCTAAATATTCCTTTAATTCCTGATTACCCGCACGAATAACGGCATTTATCTTTGGAATAATGGTAAATGAGAATGAAATCGGGGTTGGCTCGGCTTTAAATTTTTCAATCATAGCCGACAATAATTTATTTTTAATTCGCCGTAAACCGTAATAATTAATTGCTCTATTATAACAATTCGACAAGCTCATATCGTCTGCAATATTCCCCAAAGCGACTAAATCAATTAAATCTTTACTATATCTTTTATTATCCATTGTATCTAAGTATCTCAAAAATTGATAAACTGTTGCCGTACCCGAACCACATTTATTTAATGTTTCTTCAGAGAATTGAGCATTAATCATAGTCATGTATTTATTTGGCTCATTAGTATGATGGTCGATACATAAAATCTCATAGCCTTTTTTCGTCAATAAAGCACATTCTTTTTCCTCTCCACTTGCATCGGGAATAATCAATAGTCCATCTGGTTGTTGTGTTAAAAATGTCATAACTTCTCTGTCAGACAATCCATGTTCCTTTCCTTTGTGAAAAATAGGAATAATATTTGCTCTTTTGTTTACTTGTTTTAAATATCGAATTAAAATAGAAGCACTACAATATCCATCAACATCACAATCGAACAATACATAAATTCGCCTATTAATATGTTTATGAATCAAGTCATAACCCTTTTTCATATTATCATACAACATAAAATCTTCTACCGATTTTTTTGTTGGCTTTAAGAATTCTTGCCAATCATTGATGTTATATTTTTGCAATAAGTTTTGAATGTTAATTTGTTCGTTATCCTTAAATAACTCTTTTATTTTCATCTTTCGTTTTCCTCAAGCTCAAACTGGTTACAAAACAAAACTTTATAATAAATCCCTTGGTATCTTTTGGGAAATTTCGGTCTTGTAACGAGAACCATATCATTTCTGGCGTTTAAATCTCTCGCCCATGAGCATTTATTATTCATATTTGTTGATTTTTTGCAGTTAAAACAAATTGAGTTATTAATCATTTTAAACATTTCTTCGCTTGTAATGATATGTGCATCATTTATTGTCGCAAGATTCTGGTTTAAGATAATAATGCACATCCTTTCCGTCTCGTAAGGCTTTGTAAAATTTAACGTACACATCTGCCTTTTTCATATCTTCTTTGCCGTTTTTTAGCATTGCTCTTTTTCTGTATTTCCAAATATTACACAAACAAAAATCCATTACAACATCTTCTCCAAAAAACATAATCATTTCGTCAATAGCTTCCATAAAACCATTCGTATAGTGGTTTGGAGCGTTCACTTTATCATCTTCTAATAATTTTTCATCCTCTTCTGCGTTATCTGTGAGCTTAAAGCATAAATCCCAAATATCATTAGGTGACAATCCTGTATTCTCGTACTGTGCTAATCTGTCATAAATATAAGCATATCCCATTTCTTCTTTTAAATCAATATCATCGTGCCATCTGTTACACTTTGTTAATCTATCCATTAATTAGTCCTCCTTTGTAAAGTGATAATATAAATAATCATCGTTATTTGCACCATTTTGGTAATTATTTTTACTATTATTTGCACTTTTATTATCGTTTAATCCTTGTATAAAACTATAAACACAAACACCTATGAAAATAATAACGCCTATCCAACCCATTACTCCGTATGCAAATACTCCAATAATCACAAGAATAGGAATAAAGATTAAAACAAATAAAATATTGCATAGGTAATGAAATAATTCATCCATGACCTCATCTCCTTTACTTTAATTTTACTCTATTATAATATAGTTCATTCCAAATGTCAACACCTTTATCTGTTGGGCTATCCTTAAAATCTAACAAATTTTCTTTATCGTATATAACATACACATCACAATACGGTCGGCACTTTTCATATATTTTTTTGACCCATTTTAGCCACTTTTCAAAGTTTTCGTCTTTTACTTGATCATATTGTTTATCAAGGGCTATATTGATTTTATTTACCCCTAATTGAAGTAGTTGGTATATTTTATCAATACTTGCATTTACACCGAATAAACCTACAGAATTGTTCATTTTAACATATTCTTCGAGCTGCAAAACAGACTTTGCTGCCTCAAACAATATAGCCTCTTTTGTTTGTCTAATACTGTCTTGATTTTGATACAACCCAAACAGACATTGACTTGTAGGAAATTTATACTCTGTTGATAATGTTTTTAAGGGAATATATTTATATCCTTTGTCAATCAATTCTTGGTTGGTATTTCTTGCTTGAATACCAACCAAATCGCCACTAATATTAAACACAGGAAAACATATTTGTCCTTTAGGAATATAATATTTAATTTGAAATTTATTAATAGCCGATTTTGATATATTGTCTTTTAGTAGATTGTCAGGACATAAAACATCTAAATTATCGAGAATGTTCTTGTCATAAATCGTTAAATTGTCGTTTTTTATTTCATTTTGGCTAAATTTATTGAAATATCTCTGCCAATTAAATTCTTTTGTTTCATTTTGAGAACCTTGATATTTAACAATTTTTATTAAATAATGAATTATATCCATAAAAACAAATGTTCTATTTAATAATTTCCAGCGTTCTGCTATTAGTTCAATTATATCTCCACTAAAGCCACAAGTATAACAATGGAATGATTGAGACTCTTTGTAATAGTACAACTTAGGTGATCCGTTGTCTGAATTAACATTATGGCAACCTGTCATGTAGATTAATTCCTTTGCATTTTCTTTGACGAAAGATATATTTAAATCGTCCATTATATCCTTAATATTATCGTCTGTTATTTGAGATTTTAAGTCTTGAATATCAATCATATTCATATTGTAATTGAAGTAGATTTAAGTATCTTAGAATATATTCATCTAATCCGTGTTGCCAATGTTTAAATAACCTTAAACCAACTGATTTAACATTAAAATCTTCATTCTGTTCATCATAATCTATTAAAGCAACCGTAAAATAACTATTTTCAGTCCCCCATAAAACCAGCTCATATTGCCCACATTTATTTGTCTCTCTAATTTCAAAATCGTGCCATTTCATATAATATAATCTCCTTTGTAGTCTAAAAGATTTTCATAATCATAACGAGATCCATACCAGTCATTATAATTATCATCAAAAAAAGAATAATCCTCTCCGATGACGAATTTAACATCTTTGAATAAAATCTTAGACTCACTAAGTCTTTTTGGATTTAATAAATCTTCTTTGTCTAAGATAGGAACATATTTCCAACCTTCCGCTCCGTCATACTCGTGCCGATACAAGATTGCTTTTCCCGTATAAACTAATAAAGATTGGCTTATCTTTTGACATCCGTATCCATTATCATAATTAATATCTTTTGCTAATTTTTTAAAATCGTTCCAGTTTAAAAGCGTTTTACCATCATACACACCATAAGCATCTTTTTCGTCAATTCCTAATACCTTTAAACAATCCAAAGTTTCGTTTAATAAATTCATATTATTACCCCTTTACATATATATTACTTTTTCCCGATACATACATAACATTTCCTGTTTTAATTCTAACACAATTAACCATGCAACCATGATGAATTATAACCAATTCTGTCTTTAGATATGTTTCGCCTATTGGCTCATACCTAAATTTATCTCCTGCTCTAATGCAATCAAAAGTAGTTTCAATCAAATATGGCTTCACTTTAATACCTCCAAATACATTTATCTTGTTTATTTATAAAATCATTGTTACATTCATCGCATATTCTTATTTCGAATTTCCAAGGCTTAATATTGATTTTCTTTCCGCAACAATCGCAATATTGGGAGCTAATAGCTCTCATAATTTCTCGCCATTTTTCACGTTCTCTCTTGTTCCCAATAATTATCAAATCAGATTCCCTTTCACTTGAAAGCTCTAAACGCTCAAAATCCCATAAATGTCGTTTTAGAGACTTTAATTTGGAAAAAATGATATATTCCCTTTCTGTTTCAGAACTAAACATATTGTTAAGCGTTAAATCGACATTGCTTTTCATTTAAAAACAACACTTCTAATCTTGGAGAATATTGATTGTTTAATTTTTGCCTTGCGTTCAGTTTGTCGAAATTGATTATCCAAGTTATCTAATTGTGCCTTTAGTTCCTGAATATCTTGAGGCGTCGAAATTTCCTTTCTAATATCTTCCCCAGTCTTTTTAATTGTTTCATTTACCATTTTATCAAGGGTTAAATCACAATATTCATCAATCCAATCTCCTAAGAAATAAAATCTATCAATAATGGTTCGAGTGTTTTTGTCTTGAAATGTTCCGAATAAAATCGGGTCTTTCTCTCTTCTTTCTTTAACTACTTCTTGCTCAATTTTGCCTGTATAATCGGTAAATACAACATAAAGTTGACTAAATTTATCTTTTACCTGAGAAATAGTTTCAATAATTTCATCTGGAATTTCTCTTTCGTAATTTTCTAATTCAATAATTTTAACAACATCTTTTGCAATATTGTCAATATATTTTTCAATATCATCTTTATAAATAAATGTATTAATGCCCATTTTAACAATTTCTCGTTCTTTTTCAATACATTCTAAATGAAAAATTAATTTCTTCATTCCTTTTGTTTGACCTGTAATTTTATACTTATTTAACAAAGTCAAGCAATTATCATATACTTTTACTAAATCTTCATCTGTAATATGTTGTTTCTTATCTTTAACAATATTAAAATATTCAGATGGAGTTAATTCGTTCTCGTTACTATTCACATTATCCTCTCCATTTCCATAATTTTTCTACTTTATTTGTTCTTGTGCTTTTATCTAAAGTACAAATTAAATCTTTACTCCAAATACATTCAAAATCATCGGGCATATTGTATTCGTTAATTAGCACAATGTTATTTTGACTCATCATTCTACATCAATCATAAAATTCTTCGTAGGGAAATTGTTCAGTTGCATATTTTGTAGTATCTTTATATGGAATATCTTCATAAATAACATAACCTTTAATATTTTTATCGACATCTCTAAAATCACAACACTCAAAATAAATATCTTTCAGATTAGGGGCTTGCTTGATAATATTTTTAATTGCTTCATCAGTATAATTTCTTACTGTTCCAACTTTAGTTTTAACATTATTTGCATATCCACCAAACCACTTAGAGTTATAAGAGACACAAAATCCAACTAACCCTACACACCAATCCAGATATAACTCTTTATGATTTTTTACTTTACAATATTCTTCTTTTGAAATTGTATTAGGAAATACTGGAGTATCTCTTTGTGCTTGTTTTAAAAGTGCGATTAAATATTTGTGAATATCACTACCGTAGCGATTTTTACAATTAATTTTATCAATAATGTTAGCTCCTCCTACAAAGTTTTCCATATAGTTTTCAGTATGGTTATCATCTATATATTTCTGAATGATTGGGACTAAATCTTTTGCCAACCTATTTTTACTTCCAACATATTTCATTCTAATTCTCCTTTTTATTATTATATTCTAAAGAAAATTTTAGAAATTCTAATCTCCCATTTAATTGACTATATTTTCCAGCAATATTGGAAAATTCTCTGTCTAATTCTTCTTCATCAATCAAGCCTTTTTTGAAAAAAGTAATAGTATTGCTCGCTCTTCTAATCAAAGAATGTTTTTTAATATTGATTATTTTCATTTCTCTTTCTGTTTCTTCATCTTTCCTTTTAAATATCATAACTAATCTCCCTTATATAATTTTAAATCCTGATATGCGCAAATTGTACTACTACTCATATTATTCAATTCTTTTACTTCTTCGCAGTAATCCCTAATATCCATCCAGTCTGGTTTGTATTGAAATCCATAATTATACAATGTATCACCATCTTTGACAGTTACAACAAATACAGTTTTGGTTTCATTCCACTCGTGCCAATCATAAATATCCTTTGCAATATTAATTGTAACACATCCGACAGCTAAAAACAATAGTAAAATCATGATTTTTAAATAAATTTTTGATTCATTCATTTTGCTTATCTCCTTTGTTTTATTTGATATATGTATTATAATCCACATTTTTTTAAATGTCAATAGCTAAATTAAAAAATATCCTGTTATTTTTCAATAACAGGATTAAAAATATCTTATATATCAATTTTTATATCTTTAACTGAACATATAACTTTAGAGGTCTTGTCGACTTTAGATAATTCATTTCTCAAATCATCTGCAAATTTAAGTTTTGATTTCTCTTCACTGTGAACCAAAACTATCTTGTTGTAATTAATTTGAGAATAATATTTCAACAAATCTTCAAAATCAGCGTGAGATGAAAAAGAATTTAAAACAGTAATTTGAATATTGTTGCTTAACTTTTTGCCTTCAATATTAACAATAGGGTATTTAACTTTATTTTTTATTTGCCAAGCTAAGCTATTTTCTCCAGTAAATCCGCAAAAACAAATATGGTTTCGACAATCAGGCAATAATTTCTTTGCCCACATAATCGACCTGCCTGACTGCATCATGCCAGAAGAAGCTAAAATTATCATTGGTTTTTTATCTTCTTGATATACAATACTATCCTCATGAGAATTGACTTTTTTTAATTTATCCCAATTCCAAACTTTATCCCAATATTCTTGTTGCTCATTGGGTATAATTTCTTCCCAAATATCGGCAATTTTAATCCCTAATGGAGTATCAACAACAATATCGATGTCTAAATTGTCATAAAAAATATCATACAAGACTGACAATATATCTTCTAATCTATTCAAAGAAAATACAGGGATTAATAACTTACTATTATATTCTTGAATTTGCCCAACAATAGTTTTTAATTTGTCAATATCAGTTTGTCTGTCTTTAATCCTGTGAATACGTTTATGGTCTGAATAAGTACATTCTGCTATTAATAAATCAACCTGTTCAATAGGTTTTAGTGGCATTAAATATCGTTTATCTAATTTAGACGAACCAATATCAGAAGTATATCCAACTTTTTTAATATTATTTTCATCACGCAAATATAAGATAACCTGTGCAGAATTAACGATATGATGAGCCGACAAATATCGGAACGAAATATCACCATTTATCCAAATTTCTTTGTTAAATTGACACTCGATTACATGATTTAAAGTGTTATAAACATCTTCTTCAGTATATAAGGGAGGCATTGAAATTCTTTGCGATTTCTTGTATAACTCGTATTCTTTATTCATAATTTTAACACTATCAAGAAACATTATTTCTAATAGTTTTTTAGTGTTTGTAGGAACATATAAGTTACAAGTTGCTCCAGCTTTATATAATGTTGGGATTAATCCGATATGGTCTTGATGAACGTGACCGATGATTATAGCATTTAATTGTTTTGCTTTAAGATATTTTGATTTTGTTTTATTTGTTTTATAATCATCTATGGGAGAGTTGGTTTGCACTGAACCATATTCTAATAGAATATTATAATCCAAATGCTTAATTAAATGACAACTACCTGTCACTTGACTTGTTGAATTTCCAATCGCATGATAATAAGATTTTGATTTCTTACTCATAAAATTCATCCTCATCTATAGAATTACTTTCATATGAAAACCCTCTTATTACCTTTTCTTCTTCTTCGTCATATTGATAATCATTAATTTTTTTATTACACTGTGCAATTATCACATTATTTTTTGCCATTTTAGATTGACACCATGTATCAAAAATATCTCTAATATCAAGTAAAATCGGTAATAAAACCGAACTGAATAAAACTCCTATACAAAAATAAAGAATATAACCACCTACTTTCTTTAATCGTATTCAATATACGTTTTGTTTATTTTAATAGGATTATTATCTTTATCTAAAACCAATAAATCTTCCGACCTTCCTGTTCCTAAATCTACATACTGAAAAACTTTGATATATTTAGGAAATTCACTCGAACGACCTTTGATTATGTGTATTATATTGTTTGGTCTGTTTTGTGTATCTAACTTGCCATTGACAATTAATTCCTCGAAAATATCTAATTCTTTTTGCCGTGGAGGCATCATAACCATTGTTCCGTCTGTTTTGCGAATTTGTGATTTACCGCCAGCTAAACAAGCTTCTGTTGGGAATGGCATTTTGTCCTCTTCGTTGTTCGTTTGACAACCTGTTATAATATTGATATCACATTCACGCTGCACTTGTTTTAGTCTATCAGTCAATGTCAGCAGAACCATATCTTGTCTTTGTGGTATTTTTGTTTCATTTGCCAACTTACCCGAAACAATGCCGTTATCTTGAACGTAGTCAAAGCAGACATTTTTTACTTGCTTGTTGTAAACATAATCTTTAATTTCCGATATTAAAGAGTCGACAGTAAAACTTGGGTCATCTACTATATATAACTCGCTTTCGAGCAAAATCTGTCCTGCTCTATCAATTCGCTCTTCTTCCTCTTTGGTATATTTGCCATTGAGAATTTTACTTCTATTTACACCACTTATCCAAGCAATGATAATTATGTCCAAGCCTACTTCCAAATCCATTTCTGTATTGATAAATAAAGAAGCTCCCTCTCGGCTTTTATTTTTAATAAAGCTTTGAGTTTCAAAATCCCAATATTCCGTCACTGTCATTTTACATAAATCGCCAAGCGACAAAACGCTTTTTCCTGCTCCCGACTTGCCCACTCGCAAGATAAGCCCCATTGCTCCACGGAAGATAGTGTTTAAATATGGAGATTGAAAACTTGAACCCATTAAAGGAGATTCTTTCAGTCTTTCTTTTGTTTCGGCAAAGTTTGTTCCTGCTTGATATTCTCTAATGTCTGCATTTTTGATAAATCTCTTGCGAATATCGTAATCCTGAGCTTCAAAGTAATCAACAATTTGCTCAATCTTATATCTATCAAGATTTTTCATCTGTTCAGCACTATCTAAATTCTCGTCAAAGAAATTATTAATATTCCTGCCTTGTTTTTGATAAGCTCTTAATAAAGACATTTTTCTTAAATTATTGTAATATAATGCAAAAACTTTTTGATTTGCAATCTTTTTGCAATTATCAATGAAATTTAAGAAATCATTTCGAACTAAAACCTCGTATTGTTTGGGGTAATTCTGAGCAAATCTGTCAATAGCAACTTTGTCAATCTCTGCAATATCGTTATCTGCGATATTGTCAATTACTGCAAATAAAATTTGATGAAACTTAGAGGGCGAAAAATCATCTCTATCAAGAGGATACTTGTCATTTTTTAATAATTCAACATTATTCATAATGCAACCCAATACCATTATCGCATCTTCATAGCAATATAACACATTTTCACCCTCTCTACAAATCATCAATCCTTGACTTTTGCCTAATTTTCTTAAAATGTTTTTTCTTAACTATGGTTTCAAACTGTTCTATATCTTTTTGAATTGATATTTTTTTTAATTTTTGCTGTTCTATATAATATTCTTTTGCTTCATCATAAACATATTCAACAATGCCAATACCTTTGTCGTTTGCCCACTTGCCATTTTTTACATTAATAAAATAGTCTAAAGATAGTTTTATACCCGAATATTTCATATTTTGCTCATTATGGAATTTTTTTATCTGAATATAAACGAATTGGGGAATATTATTATCATATAAAACATTAAGATATCTAAGCAATTCTTGATAAGATAATGCTTCATCTTGGCTTTTCTGATAGCATTTCTGGTTACAATAATAGCTTCTATCCTTAATTTTATACGCTTGCGATTTTGGGATTTTCTTGCCACAATGTTTACAAGTGACTAATACCTCTTTTGCCATTGCCTATTCTCCTCAATCATTCTTTGTTCTCGTTTATATTCCAAAACCTCACTTTTAATCTTTGTATATATCTGTTTGTGTCCTGTTTTAATTGCTTTTATGATAAAAAGGTTTGGCTCTTGATAATTATGGGCTTTGTCATTATCAATATAAGGATATTGATATTTTAATTCTAATTGATATACGTAGCCATTTTGAAATTGGCAATTATTCATATTCAAATTTAAAATGTTCAACTTACCTTTTGTTTTATTGTAAAACTTATTTTGTCCTATATAGATTGCATCAACAGTTAGTTTTTCATAGTCATTTTTATATGTTAAATCAAGGAATTTAGCACTAAAAATCGTTTTATTACCCACTTGTAATACATTTCCCCCAACCAATAAAGAGGATGGATTTTTAGTGCCATTAAAGCGTTTTAAATTTATTGCGCCACCTAACAAGCTGTTGGGGATTTGCGTGTAAACTGCGTACCTTTCATTGTCAAAATCTCTAATCATTTCATAAGGAATACCAAAAGTGCCTAAGAAATTATAATATTCTTGTCGTTGATATTCCTTATTAATGTTGAAATGGCATAAATAATACTTTTTATTACTTCTTATTGATACTTTTGCCTTAATATTATTCCTTGATATTTCTATATTATATTCAGATAGCTTTCCACAAATTAGAAATTGATTTTTAAAACGGAAAATCATCATCATCTTCAGTATCAGTGTTGCTATTGTCATTACCACTGCCACTGAAAATATCTTCAAAATTTTCCTCTTCTTCTTGTTTTTTTACTTCTTTTGGCTTGTTAACACGAACAGAATTATCTAATTTTTGTAATTCAGGAATTGTAAAATCGCCACTTTCGATTGTTTTCATCGAACGATAAAATCTCACATCTTCCCTCGTTTTAATTCGTCCGTCGTTCCCTTGATATTCTCTAATGCCAATAATTAAACCAATATATTTCTTTTCTAAGGTTTTTTCATGAACTCCGTCAAATTTAAAGTTTTTATTTGACTCCTCGATAGCAGTAATAAAGGACTTAAAGTATCTTAAAGACATTCCCTCTCGATAATATACTCTAAAGGTGTTATTTGCCCAACCCTTTTCTTTTTCAAAATTCGTCCAGTAACCTTTATATTCGCCTTTAACAATGTCATATTGAACTTCTAAATATTCTTCATCTTCATGGTCAATAATCTTTTTAATAGCGCAAACATAACCGCCAGCTGGCAACTGTTTAAAACTACTGGTACTCAAATCTTCGACATTCTCTAAACTAATTTTTTTCATCTTATTATCTCCTCTTATTCTTTAAATTAATATTCCCAACCTAATTCTTTAAGGACTAATACAATATCATTTTCAATTTCATCTTTATCTTCAAAATACCCCATAGGAACACGAGCAGAAGAATTTTCGGAACGCAGAATAAATTTATACTGTCCGTCCTCATGGCGTGTTAATAAGACAAGCGAAGCATACCCTGTTAAATTAATCTTCTCAAGCTTTCTTCCATTGGTTACTAATGTTTCAAATCCTTCGTCATTAACTGCCGTATGTCCTACCATGATAATAACCAAATCGTCTCTTAATTCATTTGCCTTTTCCATAATACCATAGCCAAACGAGCCAATGTCAGACCATTTTTGAAAACCATTATTTGATTTAGTGTCCAACATTTCTCTTGCAACCATAGCTGCTGAAATTGTATCAATGACAACATATTTAATCTGCGTTTGTTCTTTACTAATAACATCGAGCAGGTTTAAGATCTTGTCAAAATCTTTTGTTTTCAAATAGTTTTTGTTCTTCGCATTATAATTTTTACTAAAATCTTTCCATGGGTCAAATTTTCCGTCACAGTTTACAAAGAATGTTTTCTTGGGGTCTAAATTCCGTAAACTACACGTCTTACCACTTGCTTGCAAACCTTCAATTAAAATACTTTTTGACAATTAAATCTCTCCTTTAAAATTGATATACTCTATATTAACACATTTTTCTATATTTGTAAAGCTATTTTTGCACATTTTTATAAAAAAATTCGTTATAAGCATCATATCTATCTTGAATGTTGGCTAAATTTACATCGGGATTATTGTTTTCTGTCCAATCAAAGAAACGCTTTAAATATCCGCAAGTTTTAAATTCTGGACAACCACATCTATAAATACAATTAGGGACTAAAACATCGGCTTCTAACGGATTTGTTTCATGTAATGCAATCTTTAAATCTTCTGCTAATTCTCTTGCTTCTTTTGTAGCCTGATAACATAATCTTTTGCGACACATATCAATTAAACTCTGCATATTAGCGTATCCGTCATAATTTACTAGCGCATTTTGTGGTTTTTCGCCTCTTGGGGTATCGTCAATCAATCTATCATCTCTTTGTGTACTGATAAATTTTTCATATTTGTGTCGGCTATGCTCCGTACTAACCCAATACGGAATATCACTCCATGTCCAATCAAATTCTAATAGTCTAATAGGTGAATGTTCGGAAATTAAAAGTTGATATTTGAATTTTTCTGTTGGCTCTTTTTCGGTAAAATCTTTGTTATCGGTTGTTCTACAATGATTTTTTACCCTTTTCCAATCGTCTAAAATAAAATTGAATTTTGTTTTCATTAAAAATTTTCAACCTCTTTTATAAATTCTTTTAATTCACAATCTGAATATAAATACATTCCGATAAAACATTTTTCTAAAGGGCATCTAAAGCAATCGCCATGACATTGGTTGCAAATACCTCTTAGCTTTTCAAAAAAATCTATTGTTTCCAATGCCGCTATCCTCCTCTATTAATTCATTATATATATTAATTAAATCGTCTTTTGTATAATTACGTTCTTTGTAGTTGCTAATGGTGTTATATAAAATTTCTTCCTCATCGTTAGTTAATTTAATTAACAAATCGAGATTTGTTTCGATTAGGTCATTTACGAAGCCAATAAATCTACCATTATCGCCAAAAATCAATTTAAAATTATCCATATAATCTGAACAAGAGATTAATCCATCCATTTGGTGACAAAAATCATCTTGAGTTAAACAATTATTTCTATTGCTTTCTTGTAATTTGTCATAAATATTAGCGACTTTAATTTCAAAGTCATCATCTACAATTGGCAAACAATCAAAAATTTCATCTCTGATAGAACAATCATTGTTTCTAAAAAATAATGTTAATAAATCAACATTATTATCTAAAATCATGTAAATACCGCTCTCTTCATAAAAATCTTGTGAAAAATAATCTGAATATAAATCTAATGCCAGAAAAGAAACATTTAATTTATTCATTATCATTTCAAACTCGTTGTAATTCATCTTAACCTCCTATTAGTTTATCCATTTAATAATTGGATCACCCTTAAACCCTTTTTCCCAAACATAAGGCGAAAAGGTTTCTTGCTCTAATAATAATTCAACCGCTTTTGGTTCTGTAGCATAATAATCATCAATTTGTCGTTCTTCGTCAGAATGATTGCTTGCTCCGTTGCAAGTAAAAATAGATTTGTTGTTGCCAGTCCAATCTTTCATTCTCTTATCCTTTCCATTTAAAAAGTTTTTCTGTAATTTTAAAATTATTTTTTTTATTTACATCTAATATTCTTGTCAATTCTTGTTCCCATATACACTCAAAATCATCAGGAGCGGTTTGCTCGCTAATTAAAACTATATGTTCCTTTGATAATTCACGCATATATTTCCAAAATTCATCACTATCAAATTTACCAAACGAATATCCAGTCGTGTTTTCATAGGGAGGGTCAGCATAGATTATTGCACCCTTTGAAATTGGAACATCTCTATAATCTAAACAAGTAAATTGTGCGTTTTTTGGTCCTTCAAAATCTCTTAGTAAACTTCTATTTGCTTGACCGCAAAAGTCGTCACCTCTCTTATTCCTTGCAAACCCTCCAAACCACTTGCCTCCAAAGCTACACCCAAACCCAACAAAACCAGTTAGTGCAGAGTTTTCGTCTTTATGTTCACAAATATATTTATAATCATCTTCTGTAATAACATCTGGTGGTATCCAGCCATTTTGCAATCCTTGCCACATTGCAATTAAATATGGATGTTTATCATTACAAATCTTGTTAGGAATATTGACTTTACTTTCGATTGAACAAGAGCCACAAAATAAGCTAACTAACGTATCACAATTACTCTCTTTCTCGATAATCGTCGCAATTTGTTTTGAAATTCTTGATTTACCACCTTGATATTGCATTGCTTTACCCTCGTTCTTTTTATATTATTTTTATTCCTCTAAATCCATAATCGCTCCACACTTCGGGCAATAATCATATTCTCGTTCTCCATTTACACTTACCGCTTTTCTGTATGGCACAATATATTTACATTCGCTACATTTAAAATAATGTGGTTTTGAATATTCAACCCAATGTCCATGTTTTGTAGACTTAATATCTACTGTTGGCATGACGTTTATTTCATCTACAGCATCTTCGGCAGAATAATAGCCACCACAGCTTTCTTCGTAATATGTTTGTATATTTTCTTCTATCCTGCGTATTACTTCATCTGCGTCAATCAGTCTCATTTTGCTTCACTTCTCGTTCTTTGTCTAATTTATTATTTAATCTTTGTAACTTATTATCCATAGCAATATAAGTGTCAATTAAATTATCTAAAAAGTCAAATTTGACACCCCCTTCTACTTCTTCGTACAACATTCTATATAACATCTCGTTTTTATCCATTATTTTCCTCCATTCGTGGCGGTTCAGGTAATGGCATCCATGCGACAACTTCTATACCCTCAATTAAATTATCGTAAATCCAATGTCCATAACCTATCCAAGCAATATCATATCCAATAGCTTCACGCCAAACTAAAACTTTTTGAAAGCTATCGGGCAGTTTATCTTCAACATTAATCCAATTCAATATCAACACACCTCTTGTTTTCTAAAATACAAATGCTTGTTCCCCACCATCCACAACTGGCAGGATTTATATTTCCAACTTCGCATAATTTGTCAATTATTTTCTCTTTATTCATTCAATCACCGCCGATAGTTATTATTCCATGCTTCAATAACTTCGCCTTTCGTTTCGTATTGCTTACCAAATCCAAATTGTAACCCACAATTATTACAATAAATTAACCATTCATCGTTATCAAAACCAAAACAATCTTCCTGTGTGACTTCCACATTTTTTCCACAAAAAGGACAGATTTCAGGAATATCTTCATCTTTACAATCCCTATAAAATTGAGGAAACATTTTCATTGTTTTTTCTAACACATCTTCTGGCTCGATAGTAGTAAATTCTGGTTTTAGTTTTTTTAAATACCCCATTCATTCCACCACCCTTTCAATTCTAATAATATTCCCCTTAAATTCATCAACGTTATTCAAATTGCCATTCCACAAATAACCATTTTGCGTTTTTTTATCTTGGAGTTTTGTGGTATCTAATAAAAATTCTATTACCGAACCGTCTATTTTATGTTGGTAATTTAAATCGCAAGTATGCAAATTATCTTTGATTTCCGTTTTGACAACTTTAATTTGATTTCCGTTTTCTAACGTTATAATGTATTTTGTACCTATGCTATCTGAAAAATAATTACCTAAAGCTACACAATACCATTCATCATCAACCATTAGAAATCCGTTATCTGATACTCTACAATTTTCTTGAATGAATTTATATTGAGGAGATGATTTATCTGTAATGAGTTTATAATCCATATAGGTTTTGTTTTTTGTGTCTTTGCCTTGTGGTAATTCAATTTCAATTAATGTCGGCTCATTGTCATAAACTTCAATTTCATCATTGTATGTTACAATATCCGTTATCATTATTGGAGTTAAAGAAATTATCAATAACCCCAATAATAATATTGCAATTCTCTTCATAGCTGAACACCTAACATTGCTTTTTTAATTTCTTCTCTGTTGGAATGAATATATCTGTTGGTTACTGCAATGCTTGAGTGCCCAACAACATCCCTTGCAACCTCTACCCCATACTCTTTTGCGATATCAGTCACGAAAGTATGTCTAAGACTGTGTGGAGTTACATTCTCTTTGATATTGCACTGTTTTTTAACTTTAGTTAATAAGTTATTAATATTCGCTCTTAACATTGGAGTGTGTTGATTTGAAACAAATAATTTTGAGCATCCAGCTTTTCTGACTTTTAAATACTCATTAATTATTCCCTTGCAACTGTCATTAATGAATACTTCACGGTATTTACCGCCTTTAGTTTGAATAAATAAGCTATCGCCCTGTAAATCATCTAATTCAATATTAATTAATTCACTCACTCTCAATCCTGTGCTAAACAACAAAGCAATAATTGCCTTATCTCTTTTGTTTTTTGCGGTTTCAATCATATTTAAAACCTGTTCGTCATTGATATAATCTTTGGGTTTATTAATAACCTTTGCCGAATGTAATTTTTCGGCAGGATTGCTCTGAATATAATCAATGTCGTATAAGAATTTAAAGAATGACTTTACTGCATTAATATATTGCGCTTGCGAAGCACTTGATAAGTTATTTAAACTGTTCTGCCAAGAAATCAAATCGACAGGTTTGATATCGGTAATTGGTTTTTTCACAAAAGATAACATATTATTAATATTTCGTTCGTATGCTTCTTTTGTGTTCTTGCTGTTTAAAGTGTCTAAAAACATTTTCACTAATTCTTTCATATCAATCTCTCCTTTGGTTTATCTTATGTGCTTATTATAAACCAAAAAGGGGCTTTGTCAATACTTGATTATTTATTAATATTATTATTTGTTTTTATACTTCTTTGAGGAAGTCTTTTGAAATGTTGGGATTTGGGCAATAAAATTCGCACATTAATTTATGTCCTAAATATTGACAATCTGAACATTCTGCTGGATATTTAGAAATACGCTTTTTTGACATATAAGCATTATTATATACCCACCAATCAAACACTTCCAGACTATCATTCCATTTTGTTTTCATGTTATTTTCATATCGGGTTTTCAACATTTTGTCAAACGCTTTTATATAGGCTTTCATATATAGTGGATATTTCTCAAAATCAAATTCTATTTTAGTATGGTACGCTTGTGGACAACCCACACAGCCCAACCCATCCCAACCTTCATCATATAATTTACAATAATCAATTAAATTGCAATGAATAAACTGCCAAACATCTTCTTCTGTCCAATCATAAATCAAATTTATAACTCTACCTAATGGGCTGGAAACCTCAACAACACTTCTATTTTTTCTCTTTGCGCTTTCCTCTGCTCGTACGCCCAATATTTTTACACGGTTATCTCCACCATGCTCCTTTAATTCTTTGCAACAATATCGCATTAATCGAGTTGGAGGCATTTTTTTTAATAATCAAATTCCACATCGTTTTATCTACGCCCAAATGTTCAATTTTAACATCATCAAAAGCCTTAATAAATTGTACTAATTCTGGTAGATCAACCGTTGTCATATTGTAGTGGTAATCAGCCTTAACTCCTGCGATTTTAGTTAGATAATAAATACATAAACTATCTTTGCCTCCGCTAAAAGCCACATAATATCCTTCGGGTGGCTCATATTCTTTTAAAATTTTTACCGCTTCTACTATTTTTTCTTTCAAATTTACTCCTCCTATTGACAATATACCGTGTCGAGAAATTCTAAAACTTCACTTAATGACACGAAACAATTTCGTATTATATGTTTTAAATGAGGGTGTCCATAAATAGTAGTGCCTCCAAATGCTAAAATTGGTTTTCCCAAAGCATGAGCATAAACCAATTCATAAATTGTTCCATAAGATTTATCTAAATCATCAAGATTAACTAAAATAATATCAGCTTTCTTTAGATAATATTCGTTTTGTTGTACCATTAAATCGCTATCGTACGAAGAATTGGTTGTATAATACAATGTTGGGTCAAATGTAGATATCCCAATATTTTTCAGCCTTTCTGTTACGATATATCGCCAATGTTCGGCTTTTTGTGATTCGCTATTCTCATAGTAATACGACATACAACCAGCAAGATAAATTAACATATTTCTTTCCTTTCGTATAATTCAGCTTCGTTTATAAAAGAACTATTTACTGTCACATCATCACGTTGTCTTGGAACAATTTCCCGAAAATTTAACTGCCCCTTTCTTTCAAAATCAATTAAAACATTTTTCAAATCGAGCTCTGTTTTAGGGGCGCTAACAATGAATTTCCATGAATATTTAAGGCTATGTTCTCCATATTTGTTAAAGTGAACTTTAATATTATCTAAAATATCTTTCAACCAGTCAATTATCTCCTCTACTTCGTAACATGGTACTCCAACTACATAATATTGCCTATTTCTGAAATCCAACATTTTCACCTCTTTGATTTCCTAATTCGTGAATCATTGATTTAACAGCTAATAATGCTTCTTTGTAAATTTCTTTTTTATTGCCTACATATCCATGACAATATTTTAATTGTCTATCAATTTTATCTTTCAAATTTTGAGATTCAATTAACATTTTTTCAAATTCTCCTTTAATCGGTCAATAGCATAATGTACAATACAATATTTGCGATAACTGTCATAACTCCATTCGTCTACTTCCTTTCCTTCCTCTGGATAAGAAAAGTGACAAAAATAGTCTGAAGCTATCCATTCCAATTCATCAATACACTCTTGGAGAGTTAAATTGTCTTTACAATTCTCGAAATCCTGTTCATCATAATATACTTTAGTTTCTGTTCTCATTTATACCTCACCTTATCAAGTTCTAAAATAAAATTAGCCCATTTTGCGATCCATGCGATATTATCTGTATCACCATCTTTTAAATCATTTAAAAATCCACATTCTAACCACAGACTTATATCTTTAATCTCCTCTTCGTTAAAAGTAAGGATTATGTCATTATTTTGAGAATTAATATTCATTGCTCTTAGCCTCCAATCTCCTATTTAATTCTTCGCATATTTCTTCTACAACATCATAATAATATCCATCCGCACAGCTTAATAATTTTTCAAATAGCTCTTCTTTCGACCATGAATATAAGGAGTCATCATTCATCTACTCCACCACCTCTAACCAATAATTATGCTGACAATCAGCACAGGTTATATCTTCCTCACAACTAAAACGACTATCAAGTGCCGCTGGGCAAACATCTAACACTAAATAATCCTTATCGCAATGCCTCATACGCGAATTTGGAAAAAGTTTTAAAAATTCGGTCTGCTTTGTTTTTGTTTAGTGTTCATCACTCCATTCTTGAACTGTTTCGATAGCAAAATCTATTTTTACTAAACAATTTTCATCACAGTCATAACAATTCCATTCAACGTCATTTATCTTAAAGGGACATAGTTCTGTATGAAACCCCAAAGAATCGCACATTTTACCCTTTTCTTTTTTGAATGTCTTAAAATCACTGCAATCTGCCATTTTTATTCCTCCTTTAGCTCTACTAATTCAAAATCGCTCACTGGCAATACGACTTCTTTCTCTAAAACACCTTTATATCCGTCAAATTCCATCTCTTTTTTTAAAACAGTTCTTACCTTTAATTCGGTCACTCCGTTCTCATCTTTAAACCAATTCATCCATTTTTCAAACGTTCCATCTTTATTATTATAATATAAAATGCTATCAATAGCTTTCTGTAAATCCTTGGTTGTTTCATAGAACGGCGACTCTTTACTCCCACCACAAAGGTTTGTTCGTATTAAATACAGGTCTTTATATACTTTATGACGATATAATTTTACACTTAATTTTTCATTTTCCATTGTTTTTAACCTCCTCTGGAATCTTAAAAAATAATTCAATATTAGACCATTCAGCAAAAAGATTATGAGAAGAAAGAAAATATGAAATATTCTCGATTTCCCATCCCACATCTTTATATTTTTCAATAAGTAAATCAACATCATCTGGATTTAAAATTTCTTTAAATTGATTTAATTCTATATCAAAGTTACACTTTTTGAGTTCTCGGTCAATATATTGCTCTATTACAATCGACCTGTTTATATCTAAAACTTCTTGTGGAGTAATCATTCGAAAAACCATCCTTTCAAATAAGCTTTAATTTGAGCTTTACGCTCTTTAATTTCGCTTTGTATTTGTTCTGGGGTTTTATGACAAAAATTTCTGTTGATAGTATCTAAAACACACTCGCTTATCATATAAAATACTAACCAAAACAAAACTATTGCACTCAATACCGTCAATATTTGAATAAACAATATCTTCACTCCTCGTAAATAATTTCTAATCCATATGCTTTTGCTACTTCATGCTCAATTTTACAACCTCGCGCATTTTTCCAGCCTTTGCAGAAATAAACTACATCGCAAGCACTCATTCTCAGTAAAGACAGGCTCAAATAATACAAAGGTTTATTTAAGTATTGAATTATAGAATTGTCATATTTATCAAAATAAGTATTTACAACAATACAACCTTTGCTCTCCAGATAATCAACAGCTTTTCGTTTTGTTTCAAAGATTCCATCTTGGACATATCCATTCATAGGTTGACTAATCATTGCTTTTTTCATTGTTTTACTCTTCCTTTCAATCTAACACTAAGTCGTGCCATTTTTGACCTTTTTTCTTAATTTGCAATTTCATCATGCTAACTCTTATATCCATGCCCTCAATCTCTTTTTGAGTAAAGTTATTTCTGATAAAATCTTTGTATTTTTGACTTTCCTCTATAGATATAAAGCTATCAATTTTTTTATCAATTTGTTCCAAAGACCAATCATAATCGGACAAATTGACTTGTCGATTAAATTCTGCCATTATACTACCTGCCTCAGATTGAGCTTCTAAATATGTTTTATAAATCTTATGGTATTCTAAAAAGCGAGTATTTGAGGGCGTTCTTTCGTAATCGTAAAATTTTTTGACAAGACGATATTTACCGTCTTTTTCAAAATCTACCTCGATATGGCTAAAGTCATAATCTTTATTGTCAATTAAAATACCTAATCTATAAGCTTCTAAAATACTTTTAGGATTAGTAATATCAAGATTCTCCAAATACTTATTTAAATCTGTCGAATAGGTTATTTCAAAAAGTCTATCCGTATATTCCCAATCTTTGGGAACTTTCTTCCATTCTCCCCAATTCAACACTTTATTGTATGGAATATCGTCCACCAACCGAGTATCCCTTAAATGTACCATTTGAAGTAAAATTCTGTCCGAATAATATTCTTTAACAATACCGAAATTAACATCATATCCATTTGGTATATTTCCCTCAACAAAATATACAACGCTCTCTGGTGGATATTTTTCATAATATTCATTGTACATATTAAACAGCCCCTTTATTTAATTTACAATATTATTATAAACTATTTCAAAGTAATTGTCAACACTTCATTCTTTATTATATGGATAAAATATATTTATTTTGTTTACATTATCTTCTCTAATATAATAAAAAATAATAATATATAATTCACTAAACACAAAATTAAACCTGTGCCGTTTGATATCGTCAATATAAATGAGTCGAAATCAAAAAATAAAGCGCAAATTGTAAAAGCGAATAAAATTAATATTAAAGCCGATATACACAAACTAAATGTTATCATTTTAACCCCTTTAAAATGTGTGTAATTACATCAACTGTCCAGCCATTTCCTATAGCATTATATCTATGCCCATCTGCTACGCAATCCGTATAGTTATCAGGCAATGTTTGCAATCTTTCGTACTCTAATGGTGTTAACTTTCTTGCTCTGCCATTGTCTAATACTTTCTTTTGTGTACCACCACCGCCGCAAGTCGTTAATGTATGGCACTTAAAATTCGGATTAAAAATTCTCTTGTGCATCTCATGGTTTTTAAAATCCATAATTGTGCACACCTGTTTACTCATATCAATGTTAATTAGCGGATAATCATAAAAATATTTTTCATCCGTATTCGCCTGCATAATGTCTTTTAAAACTAAAAAACAGTCTTGTGGTAAAGGATTAATCGGAATATTTGTCCAATAATATCGCGGGCGTTGCTGAGCTGAAAATAATTTGCTATCAATCAATATCGGTTCGCAACCAAGCAAGTCGGAAATTATTTTTTTACTTTCATCGTTCATGCTTGCGACATTCTCAAACAAAAAGAATTTAGGCTGCATTTCCTCTTTTGCTCGTACATACTCAAAAAACAATTTGCTTTTACCATCAAGATTTTGGCGTGTTTTGCTTTGTACGATGCTCAAGCTTTGACAAGGACTTCCACCTATCAATAAGTCAAAGTCTTTGTATTGTGTAAAATCTGCCGTTGTTACATCTCCACAATGTTCGATTTGCGGATAATTCTTTTGACTGATTTTAATAGCATATTTATCTATTTCATAAGCTACATATCGGTCAACTGCAATCCCTGCACGCTCTAATGCCACCATTCCGCAACTAATGCCATCAAATAAACTTAATACTTTAATATTAATCACTCCTTTTATTTCTCATTATACCATTCAATAAAATCAGGCAATTCCTTAGTGTCAAACAAACTATTTAATTCTCTTGGACAGTAAGTATGTTTGCCTAAAAGCCGATATTTTTCGATAATTTTAGTATATTTGCTATCATTAATTAATTCGTCAATGCACTCTAAAATTTGTATCTCGTCTTTTAGCTTTCTTCTTTGGATTAATAATTTTTCATAAAATGTGTCATCTTTGCATCTTTGACTTGCCGACCGTTTTCCTGCATTTATTTCTTTAAAATGATTATAGTCTGTAATAGCTCTTGACACTTTTGTTAATTGATTGTTTAATCTTTGGTATTCATTATCTTTTTCTTCGATTGTTTTAATCAAAACATCTAAAATTTGATGCTTTTCATAAGTCATATCGACATCAAAACATTGTTGATAAGGCTGATTTGCGGTTTCTTCAATGTAATCAATTTGATTTTGCGAAATTTCGTTTTCAAATTTGATTATTTTCCAATTATCAGTTTTTTTAAAGCCACTTGGCAGATTAATTAAGATGTTTTGAGCTTTAAGCGGCTTAAATTCTGTTGCTAATTCTTGTTTTGCGACTATCTCCAAAGAGTTTTTGCCCTGCTTGATGAATTTTGTCTCTGATAGATTGCTAACAATACATTTCTCATTCATTATTTTTATCCTCCTCGATTAATTTTATTCTAAATTCATTTTTACCTAAAATTGTTACAAACGTCTGTTGTCCAGTAAATTTGTCAGTTTTATAATCTTTTATATCAAAAAATCTTTTCGGCTCAACACAATATTGACTATAAGGTTTAATATTGTTTCTATTATCACGATAAATATACTTGTTATCTTCAAGCCATTTAATAAATTCCTTTTCTTTTACTTTAAGCTCTTTAGCTGTGTCTCTAAAATTTGTCAATAAGTTTCTGTCACAAATTTCATCATAAAATTCAGCTTTTGGAAACATAGTTTGATTTTCTCGTTTTAGATTTTTATTTTCCTCTTGATATTCTTTTAAACTTGTTGCTAATTGGATAATAAAATCTGGATTTAAAATTGCCTTTTCTAAAGTATCGGGTGTCAAATATGCTCCATATTGTCTGATGGACGGCAATACATCATCGAATACCCAAGACTCAAACTTAACCGCATTAGGCAATTTACTATGTGCAATTAAACGATAAATATCGCTTTCGGGAATAAAGGTAACTTCTAAAATTTTATCTGGGTTTTGTGGGTGGGGTATGCCTTGTTTTAGGGCGTACCTACAATGCATAGAAATTGCATTTCTTGGTTTGCTATACCCCAAAGCTTCTGCAACATCTTTTGCAATAAAATAAATTTTACCGTCAATCTCCATTGTTCTTAAATTTCCAAACTCTTCATTTTCAAAAATTTTTAATTCATTCATTTTAATTCTCCTTTATTCTAAAAATTCAACACTAACAGCTTTTACAAGGCAATCTTCATAAGTGCCTATATTAAATATGTTGCCAATATAATAATTTCTTATTTCGGACTCCGTGCCGTTGATGTTTGTTATGATGCTATCTCCGTTATCGTATGTTACTTTAATTGTTCTCATTTTTTACCTCTCCCTTTGTTTTATTTTATGTGTTTATTATAGCATTACAAAAGGCGCACGTCAACACTTTTTATTTTATGAATACTATTAGATATTATTGTGCAAAGTCCATTATTTTAAATTTTAAGCCGTTTAATTTTGTCCAACGATAATTTATACCTAAAGTTAATTTGCGTTGATTTTAGCCTTGATTTTGTGCGTTTAACATATTAAATCTTGAGCTTTAATTGACTTTCTTGAACCAATTTTCAATTCCCAATCTGAATTTTGATTTTCGTTTCCGTAAAGATTATGAATTGTCTTATTGAGATATTCGACCAATTCATCTTTGTACAATACATTTCTTGTTTTGTAAACCGTTTCGGATTTTAAATTTCCATTTTCAAATTCCATAACTTTTAAATGTCGCATTTTTAATTCTCCTCTCTGTATTTGTGATGACAATCAACCCAGCATTTCTGCTGACCGCAAGGTAGCGGATTTCCTCCACAGTTTTCAGGACATTCAAAACAATTAGTATCCACTTTGTCAAACATGAAATAGTTATATGCTGCCACATAGTTTTCGTAAACCTCTCCATTTCGTAAACTCTCCCAACCTTCAATTGTTGTTGGAATCATTATTTCTTTGCCATTTCGTTTAATTTTTTCCATTTTGATTTCTCCTTTTCGATTTCAATTTTAAAATTCGATTTTGATTTTCGTTTTTGAATTTTAATTTCGATTTTTGATTTCAATTTTCATTTTGAAATTTTGATTTTCATTTTTTAAATTTCAACTCTTATTTCATTAAAAACGGTTTCTTAAAACTACAATATCCATATTCATTTACATATAAAGGGCTTTTTGAGCGTTCGTTAGAAAATTTTAATAAAAAACTTTCAGAATGAACAATGCCAAGATATTTTTTATTATGCTTGAATTTGCTGATAAGAAGTCCTCTTTCGTCCTCGGAATCTTTTTTATCATACACATAACGCCATGCTCCAGTTGATTCTTGAAAAGCAATTACCTTATTTCCTTCAACCATACAATTAACATACGTTTCACTAAAATAGCCACATTTTAAACTCATCATTTCCATAATTTCAAACACTCCCTTTTGTTTTTTTAACATAATTTTATTATAATTAAACACAAATCAAAAGTCAATAGAGTTTCAATGATTTATTTATATATTTGTTTATCATTAAAAGAAAATAAATTTATAAATAAAAACAAGATGAAACAAAAAAATCATAATAGCTTTTAAACTATTATGATTAAACAATAAGCAATCTTTATGTTAAATGTTAAAGTTAATATATTTATTTCCCCCGCAAATTTTTAATCTCGCGATTACCCTCCATTTGACTTATCTTGATATTATTTCCAATTTTTTACAAATTACCAAATTTTTACAAATTGACAAATTATTTTTATAATTACTATATCGGCTATAATATAATAGTTATCAAT